GCTTTCACCGTTTCATTGGCAAACGCGCAGCTTGCGGGGTCAAGATCGATTTCGCCCAGCACTTCGCGGGCGAGGTCAATGTATCTTTGGGGTGTATACCATTCGTTGCACCCGCTGTTGTTGGTGATGTGCGGCTTCGCCTTTTCGCTCTCCGCAACCGCCGCCCGCGCATGATCATAAAACGGTTCGTTTCCGTCGTGCGTTTCTATGAGTTCATCCAGCGACGGGCGCTCCTGTATCAAATCCCGGAGAACAGGGTGTTCGTCCATCAATTCGTCAAGCTGATACAGTGCTTGCTTGGCTTCGTCGTTTCGATATTCTTTGTAATCGTCGGATTCTTCGTCAAAATCCATCGGTTGAACATTTCGGACGACCTGTCGCGGGTATTGCTTACCGTCCGCGCCCATTGTTGTTTCAAGGTGAGGAATTTCCTCACCTGCTTCTAAAAGCCCACGCCTTGAAGCAACTGTTTTGTTATCAACGCCTAATTCTCTGCCAATTTGTCGATCTGACTTTTCAGGGTTTTCTCGCAAAGCATCATCAATCACCCGCTGGCGCTGTTCGCGTGATAGCTGCCGCCGCGCCATGTTCAGCTTGCGGGCATGTGTCCGCTTTTCAGCTTCCGTCATACCCGCCCGGATGACCTTCGGGAAATCCTTGATACCCAGCTCCGCGCAAATCCGCAATCTGTGATGCCCGTCAAGCACATTGCCGTGTTCGTCATACTCAATCGGCACCATCACACCGCGCTGGGCGATGTCTGTTTTCAGCTCATTGTATTCTTCCGCCGTCAGCGGCGGCATGACCTGATAATCTTGCATACCCTACTCCATTTCTCTACTCCGTTATATAAACAGGCATAGAAAAGGCGCGGGTGGAGTAGAACCCCGCGCCATCGGCGTAGCTATCGCCGTCTATGCCGCTAAAGGCCAGCCGTGCGTCCGAGAGCCGCTTATATATCGGTGTGATCGACACGGCGCGTAATGGCTGACCTTATAGCCAGAAAAAAGGCGGTTGGCGTATCGCTTTACGCCATTAACCGCCCTTTGCCATCGGTTGCGAAGCACCTTCCCGGAATGACCGCAGGTAGGCGGTATAGCCCGTAGGCCGTCCTTCCCGGTGGAGGTTGAAGATCCCGATGGACTTGATGTCCACTTCAAAGAGCTGCCGCAAGGCCTCGAACCTTGAACCTCCCGCTTACAGGGCGGGCGCTCTACCAATTGAGCTATGACAGCATGTAGCCCACCTTTGATCTCAACGTGGAACGTCTCGACAGGAGGACACCCATGCGCTGCCGGTGGAAGAAGCAGTAAGACCACCGGGAACCCATGCGGCTCGGCTTATAGCCAGAAAGGAGGTGAGCCGTGGCATGCCCAGCCAGAGATCACATGGAGGCATCAGTGGGACTTGAACCCACATCCTGCGGTTTAACAGACCGCCGCTCAGCCCATTGAGCTATAATGCCATGCTGCCCGCCTTTGATTACACCGATAGTATCAACCGTGCGCAACAGGCAGGCTCCCATGTCCAGTCCCGGCGCATGCTGGAACGTCGGGAGGTCCATGCGGACGGGCTTGTCGTGCTCTCGCACCGCCCCATTAAAGGAGTAGTCCCAAAGAAGCGTATCGCCCCAATGTGGCGCAACCGGCGGGTTACGACCCCGCTTGCATTTCTGCCGCTCTCCGATGAGCCTGTCGGTTGCATATATCCGTGGTATTTTACCGCGCCACGGATACGCGGTCACGAATGTCGATTATTGCCTGTCTCCGTCCCCGCCAACGTTTGAGGAGGCGGCGTGGGTGAAATTCCAAAAGCCCCACGCTCTTTTATAATCCCGCCCCCGGCTCGGTGGGTCAGCCGAACCGGAGACACAACCTGTGGACGGGACTATACATCTACCGTCCGCATTATGCGTCGGGGTTTGGTGCTCCGCGCCGCACCCCAACTGTGCACGATAGAATTATAGCATGAATCGACTGCATTGTGTTCCCTTATTTTCAGATGTGGCAGTCCACAATCGTGATCATAAGGTCTTGCTGGTCGGCCTCTTTGAGGAACACCTCAAATGCTTTCTTGTATGCTTCCCGGCTTTCCGCTTTGGCGTCATCCATGCCCCACCAGCCCATTTTGCCAGTTTCGTGCCATTCGCCGTCCGGGGTGACGAAAGCATACGTTGAGAAGCCAGCTATGTGCATGGCGTAGTTCTCTTTACTGCCGTATTGCTCACGGTAGTATTTCGGCTTGTAGAAGGTCCAGATGCCTTCGCCCTCTACCATGGGCACACCCTCCACCACGACATCCCAGAAGCGGAGGGCATCCTTGTATCGCTTCATATCCGGCGAGAAATCGCAGTCACGGACGCGGGCGCTGTCGCATACGCCTCCGACGAGCAGCCTTAGCATGCCTTTCCATCTCCCGCCGGTTTCATACCAATCCCAGCGCGATTGCCGGTTATAGGTGGAGTACAGATTGCCGTCCCCGTCCTTCATGGCTTCATCGTAATCATCCGCGAGGTATTCCCAGCACTCCTCATCCGGTTTGTCAGCCATTTTCTCGAAAGTCTTACGCACATAGTCGATGGCTTCCTGCCGGGTATAGCGGACGTATTTCTCGACCTCTTTACCCTCATCGTAAGGAGCGAGAAGCTCCTCCACGCTCTGGTCGGGACGATGAAATACTGCAACACTGAAATGAGACATGATTTATCCTCCTTATCCTTTACGCCGTCGGCTCCAAATCTCCGCACCGCATCTCGCGGAGAATCCAGAAGAATTTTCGCCGTGCAGCGTAGAATTCATTCTTGCCACACGGAGGCCGCGTGTCCGGATTGCTCATGACCGCCTGGATGCCGCCTCTTGTGGTCACGGCATGGAGCAGGGCAGTATAAACGCTGTGTCCGTCATCCAACCGCCCAGCCGCCATTGCCGCTTGCTCGATCATATGCACGTCGCCCAGTAGCCTGTCACGCTTGGCTGCAGTCGCCGCCGTGGGATCACTGATCCTGTTCCCACCGTGGGGCATGAACTCGCCGTACTCCACGCTCTTATCCCCGATCATCTTGTGGTATGTCACGGGGATGGGCGTGGACATGCGAATTGTCAGCAGTGCTGCCGCCTCCCGTTTTTTCTGTTCGTACTGCAAGCAAAAGTAGGTCAGCTCTTTGTATTCCTCCCAGCTTATCCCCCAGTCATCCAGCTTGATGGGCCTCGTGCTCGGCATGATCTATGTCCTCCGCTTGATTATTTTATGATTCCCCTGATTGCATTTTCAGAATCCTTGCCAGTCCCCGTCTCGCTCCGTCCAGATCGCCGTTCAGCGCCTGTCCACGGAGGGTTTTCACTTCCTGTCGCGTGAGCAGTCCACGGGAGCGTATCAGCTCGGTCAAAAAGTCTTTCAGCTCCTCGCTTTTGCTGTCCATTTCTCCGTCACCTCGCTCTCCGTCGCGCCGGTCACGCAGTAGCCGCACTTCGAGCAACGAATCCATGCGGTCAGGGTATTTACCTTCATGATCGGCATCCCACCGCACTTTGGGCACTTCCAGATTTCGTCCTCGTCCTTGAAATCGCAGTAATCATCATTACAGCTCATTATCTCCCCTCCGTTTCCGCATGGCTCTCGCCGCCTGTTTTTTGTGCACTGCCGGGATGTCAAGCACCGTTATCAGCGTGTCCGCGTTGCACAAATACACCTTGTCGCCGTAGATCACGATGTTGTTTGCCTCGCCGCCTCCCCGCCAGTAGAGGTAATCGAGGTATCGTCTCAATCCCCCGCCGGTATCGGTGCGGTTTATGCCCATGGTGATGGCTTTGGCGGCAGCGCGTCGAACTGCCTTTTTGGGTAATCCGACGCGCTCACGGATTCGGTGCTCGGCGTGGCGTGTGACTGCACAGACCGCCATAGGATCACCGCCTTACTCCGAGTCCTCCTCGCCGTCCCAGTCCTCATCCTCGGCTTTGGTTCCGTCACCGTGCCACTCACAGGGTTCATCGCCGTCCATGCCGTCCTCGCGGAAGATCGCACGGAGCAGCCGTTCCTCAGCGGTCATCTGACCGATCATGTCCACGACCTCAAAGCCTTCTCCGCACTTCTCCGCGACCTTTTCAGCCATGCCCCTCCATGTGAACCACGTTGCTTTACACGGGCGATTGGTGAAGATCGGGATCCCCTTCTCGAAGCGCACGAAGCCCATGCAGTGGATGGTCGTATCGCCGTCATCCCGATACCATACGGTGTAGCGTCCAGGGCAGCGTACCTCGCGTTTGGGCGGCTTCTGGGGCTGCTCTGAGGGCTTCGCGTTCACGATGGCCTTTATATCGTTCAGCAGGTTCACCGTCTTATCCAGTGCCGTCCGCGTCCTCTCGATGGCGCTCTCGGCTTTCTCGATGGCCTTTTCCTTTTCGCTGGGCTTTTCGCTGGATTCCTCGCCACCGTCGTAGAATAGCCTCAGGAGGGATTCGCGGTTTTTCTTGGTATCGAACATCCATTTGCGGGTCATGTGCCATTCCTCGCTGCCGGACTTTTCCACGATGTCGCGGAGCGCCTTTTCAGCGTCCTCGAACGTATCATAGAGGGTAGCCTCCTCGTACTCGTTCGTGCCGACCGTCACCCAGTCAGTGGGCTGCTTCACGCACTTGCGGATGTAGGGCGGCACATCCTTCCACGGCAAGCAGTCCACCAGAAACTCCCAGTCGCCGTCCTTATCGCGGGTGAAGATGAGATACTTCTCGCCGTCCTCGCTCATGTTGATCTTACGGGCGATATCTGTGAGCTGCGTGTGGGCACCCGCCCATCCCATGTTGTCCTTACCCTCATCGTGGTTCTTCTTCATCTTGCGTCCGATCGCCTTGCGCTCGAACCTCAATAGGTTGTTCAGCTCGTCCAGCTTCACATAGGTTTCGCCCTTGATGTCGTACTTGTTCAGATAAATCATGGTATACCTCCTTGTGTTGGTCTATATTCCTATGCCTTGATAGGCAGGAATTTTATAATTCGCTCTACCTTCCTACGCCCACTAAAAGGGATTTATTGCAGCGTTTTCCGAAAAATCCACCGTTAAATTATTGTTGAGCCGTTTCCGGGCTTGTCTGCGCAGCCTGTCTTTCAATCGCCGCCGGGAGGGTGTGGACTGGTTGACGATACGTCGGCATCCCCTGTCCATGTCCCAGGCGGCGATCTCGTCCAGCTTCTTATGGTCGGAGCGCTTACCCATCTTAACCTCCAAGGAATGCGCTGATGTCCATCTGCCCTTCGAGCTGCGGTTCCGGCTCGCGCCTGTTGGAAAGCGTCTTATAAACCGGGTTCATTCTGTCGGTGTCCACTGGCACGTTGAACATCCCACAGGCCATCCATGAAAGCCGCCAGTCTGTCGCTTCACTGTGGCTCATGCCGTACAGATCGCACTTGTGGTATCGCTTCCCGCGCCACTCGCCGCTGATCAGATGGCAGCAGTTCTTACAAGTCTGTTGCCACTCGATACCGTGCCGCCTGTGCATGGCGTGAATCCTGCGCTCAACCATCACCATTCCTCTTTTCTCCCGCTGCACAGAAGAAATCACCATCAAGGTAAAATGCATCTCCACCTTCATCCTGCCAGAAGTCGCAGTATTTACATTCACCACTGGTTGTTATGTGGGCGAACTTGCAATCACGACAATGAATGACTGGGTGGTCGCAGTTTTTCATTTCCGTCAGGAGATTGTATGCGTCCGTCATGACCGCGATCTCGCAGTCCATGTCTTTGTACGGACAGTTCCGCTCCTGACATTCCGATTTGTAGATGGCAAAGTTCACATAGGTCAGGCATTCCAGTCCGGTCATCACCTTTTCAAAATCAGTCACAGTGTTCACCTCCTCCCTCTGATCGCACCGCATATCGCAAGAACTGACCATGCCGCCATGATCGCCCATTCACCGCTGTTTACATTTCCCCTGATTGCACAAAGGAGCAATTCGGTAAAAAGCCCAGCAAGTCCCGCCACCATCAATTCCACTTCACCGTCCTTATTCTTACCATCTTCGCGCCACAATGTCTGCAATAATAATCGTGGTTTTCAACGTCATAGACATCGTAGTATGTGTGCTTGCAATAAGAGCAGGTCGCACCTCGTTTTCCCTTAAACAAGAGCCATTCGGCTTCTGGCGTTGTCGCCTGCGGCTCTTGCGGCGCTTCTAACGCGAGCATGGCATCTAACATAAGTTCATCCTTGCATCCTCCCGGCGCATCGGTACCTTTGTGGCTGCACTCATCGCACAACCCTTCAAGGCAAAAATCCAGCTCACGGATCACCGTTTCTCTATCAGTCACAGCTTCTTCCTCCCCATCTGTCGATGTCCTCGCGGTCAATCCGTCGAACGAGTTCTTCCAGTTCCTTGATGCGCGCTGCTTGCGTATGCAATGCCTCGAATGGTATTCCTTCTTCCAATTCGGCTATATATTTGGCATCTGATTTCAGCAGTTCCAGCGCGTCACGCATCATGTCCTCTTTATGGCATCCCGTTGTATCAATGGGCGGGTATGTACACCCATCACATCCGGCATTGTCACCTACGCAACACTCCAGCCCCTTGATAACCTTTTCCCGATCAATCATTCCCACTTCGCTCATTCCATTTCACCACCTTAAAGCCCAAATCGGGCGAGTTGCCTTTTATGACATCCACACTCATAACCACGTTCAAACATCTTCGGGTTATAGTGTGCTTTCGGAAAAAGTATGACTTCGCCACACAACCTGCATGAGACAGGGAACCATCCGTCTTTCTTCCAGCGTTCCATCTGCTCTTTTGTGATTTTATTTCCTTTCATTCCCACTTCACCGCCCGCCCGCAGTTTGCCCCCTCTTGTCAGTGTGCGTCACCGTGCGCCCACAATACGGACAGCGCTCATAGCAAAAATTGTAGTGAATCACGCTCCCGCACTTTTCGCACATAAACACACCGTATGTCCTGCTCCATAGAATCCTGGTCGATTCGGTCTTTTGCTTTCGCTTCATGCCAGTCACTTCCGGTTTTTTTCTTGAAGCTCATCCAGCTTATCCAGCTTATAAAGAAGCCAGACAAACAGCGCGAACGCTCCGGCACCTGCCAAACATGCACCGCCAAAGGCAACCAGAAATCTAAAAACCGCCATCCAACTGCTCATAATACCTCCATGCCCGCGTACAATGCCCACGGGCGGGCAGTCGGTTATTTGGCTTCGGTGGGCGTAGTGATGATGGGGAGTGCGCCGCTGCTGGCGTAGATGCCGGGGAGCTTCCCGTCCCAGCGCTGGGCTTCCACATAGTCAATCAGGTCATTAGTGATTGTCTCGGTAATCAGCCGGTTCGCTTCTGCCTGGGCTTCGGCTTTTACCTTTGTCTCGTAGGCTTCGGCGTCAGCCTTTTGTCGCACATACTCCGCAGACGCCTCCGCAGAGATTTTCTTTCGTTCCGCTTCCTGTCTGGCCTCCATGGTCTGCTGTTCCTGGAGCGTTTTTGCCCTCTGGGCCTCCTGCGTGGCGACCTGCTTGGCCTCGACTCTGTCCTCGATCTTACCGAACTTGGTCACGATGCCCACATAACCGGAATCCACGCGGGCGAACCAGCCGTATGCCGGGGAGATGATGTCCACCACCAGCAGCGTCAGGAAAATGACCACGAGAACCACAGCGACGATCTTCAAACCTTCCATTTCGTTTCTCCTCCTTCGACGTTTCATAGCACGTCATCCTTTCTATGAAAAGCCCTATTGGGCGTTTCACCGTCCCGTTGAGCCGAAACCATTACTTCCCCTCTCGCCGGCGGTCAGCTCGTCCACGACCTCCACGGCTTCGTATAACACAGGTACAATGAGCATCTGGCTGATCTTGTCTCCGGCGTGTACGTTGTAGTCATCGCCGCCGCAGTTGAAGATGTGCACCAGCACTTCGCCGTCATAGCCCTCGTCCACGATGCCAAAGGTCAGGAGATCGTTCCGGATCATCATGCCGCTTTTCGGCTGTAGAATCCCCGCCGTTCCCTTGGGGAGTTCGATGTGAACTCCCGTGTGGAACGTAGCGGCTTGGTGGGCGCGGACTATGCCGCCGTGCATGGCGTAGAGGTCCAATCCAGCATCTGTCGCGTGGGCGCGGTCTGGGCACTTTGCGACCTTTGTCACGCCATTATCATCGGTGTACCTGTCAAGTTTGACTCTCATTGGATTTTTCCAGCCTCCTTATCTCCGCGTCGATGTACCATCGCGCCTTTTTCAGATCCTCTATCTCCGTTCCCTTGTCCTTATGCCCCGCTCTGGCGATGTACTTGATGGCGTTCCCGCGATTGAAGCCCTCGGCAAATCCCCAGGCTGTTATGGCGTCGATTACCTCTATCCCGCCCATGTTGTAATGCGACGGATGGTTCACGCTGTCGCCCATCAGCCCACCTCCGTCACCGCGTCCTCGGTCATGTCATCGCTGAACGTGATCTGTAATCCCATCGTGTCGTATACTTCCTGTATGGCTTCCTGCGATGTAAGCGCAAATTGCAGTTTATCGTAGACGTCGTTCAGCACCTTGGAGCAGCGTTCCTTGCCGAAGCCGTGCAGTTCGTGAAGCGTCAGGCAGATGGCGGCGAACACGGTCTTGACCGCGCCGTCCTTCCCGTCCTTGATGCCCTTCGCGTATGCGTCCTCCTCGGCCTTGTGCATGTCCTCAATCGTGATCCCGTTCTTGCTTATCCGCTGGAACGCTTCGTGGTCGGCTATCCGTTGGGCGCGTTCCTCCGGGGAGAGTTTCCAGAAAGCTTCAATCGCCTGTCTCCGCTGCTCCCGCGTGGCCTCTCGCTCACCCATGCGGCGAATCTGGCGAGCGGACAGATTGTTACGGGCGAATTTCGTTCTGCTCATGCTATATCTCCTTGTTGTTCTTCATCCACTTGTTGAAAGACTTTCTACAATCGCCACATAAATAATATATCGTGCTGTAGGATTCTTCCTCACGGATTTCCAATTTGTCCCATTTGCATTTGAAAATCTTGACAGGAAGAATGTCGCCCCATAATTTATCATGCGGAACTTTTTCCTCTTTGCAGCACCTATCACATTTCATTAGTGCTATCTTTGCCATTCTTGCACCTCCCGCAGCCGTCGATTTCGTGGCATGTATTCCCATGCCAGACGCAAGCAGGCACCAGCAGTCCGTTCAGCTCCGGGACGCATTTCATGGCTGAATCGCACATCAGCCAGACAACGCCACGGGTCGCGGGCGCGGCTTTCATGCAGAGCCTCTTGTTGGCGATGGTCATGAGCTCCTCCGCATTGCAGTACAAGACCATGTTTACCGGGGTGTTCCTGGGCGCGAGGTCGCCGTCCATCTTGTCCTGCCGGTCATTCCGGAGGCTGGACACGAAGGGCACCGCGTGGACGTGCCTACACAGGTGCGTCGCCGTATTGGACGGGATGCCCTCGATCAGAAACGCGAAGTTGAGCAGCCGGATGGGGCTGTGGCGGGCGTTCAGCAGCTCGTGGATCAGCACCGATGACGGCAGCTCCGTTGGCTTATTGATTTGCCCCATCGTCACCCACAACGCTTGCTTCATGAGCATCAGCTCTCGCTCCGTGGGGTAGTAGATACATTTGACCTTCATTTGCTTGCCTCCCTTGCCAGTCGTTTTTTCATCTTCCGTACCTGCTGTGATTGTATGTTGCGTTTCTTGCATGTGTCGCACTGCGTCAATCCGTGGATAGCCTTTCGCTTACCGCAGGTCACGCATATCCCCTTCGCTTTCCACTCCTGATACCTGGTTTTGCACCGCTGCTTATTGGCTTCCGGATCACGATATGCAAGTGTGGCTTGATTGTTCTTTTCCGCGCACTTTTCGCAGTATACGCGCCCGGGTTTATTGAACTGCGTCTTGCACCGTGGACATAAACCGTGGTCCCTGTACCAGTAATACAGTTCCCTGTGTGCCTGCCGCTGGCGCTCTTTCGCCGCCTCTGACACCGCGCTCACGTCATCCACCCCGCTTCCATGCGGTCACGCCATAGAGGATGTACCAGAGCAGCCCCCACGCCCCAATAATCGCATTGTATGCGCGTCCGTGCGGCTTGGACGTGTATTTCCTCTCCCGCACATAGCGCGGAGTTTTTGCGGGTTTTTTGCGCTTCTCACGGCGCATTGACGTTTCTCTGAGCTTCTCGAACTCACCCCTGATAATCGCCCGATCCCCGCTCTGTACGATGTTGCGCGTCATGCCGTCCACGATTGCCCCAGCCATTGCAGGATCGCCAGCAGTACGGATTACCAATGCCCTACTCACTATCACACCTCCCATAAACTCATTTGCCGTCCTTCGTTTTTCTTGACAACCATGTCCATTATGTTCATCTGGTCTATATCTAATCCGGTCAGCATCTTTTCCTTTGCCTCGCGAAAGAAGTTGCGGTCAATCTCGAATCCGTATGCGTTTCGCCGCATCTCTGCCGCCGCCCGGAGGGTTGACCCGCTGCCCGCCACCGGGTCAATAACCACATCACCGGGATCTGTGAAGATGTCGATGAGGCGTTTCAGCAGCTTCACAGGCTTTTGCGTCGGGTGGATTTTCGGGATGTTCGTGCCGTCGCGCTCCCACGGCATCCAGTTGAAAATCATCTTGCCACCGTTCCTAAATTTCGGCAGCCGGTCACGGTACAGCACCAGTGCGTGTTCCGTAGCGCCGACGATCTTCATGTTGGCTTTCAGCACTTGCGGACTGTAGTTCTTGATGAATACCAGCGGAATATATTTCCCAAACCCGGCATCCGCCGCCCAGTGAATCACGTCGTTTTGCTGTTGGTATGCGCAGAACACGATCATGCACGGAGCGCCACCCTTGCCCTGTTTCGGTTCCGGCTTCATCAGGCGCGAGCAGAACATGAAATACTCCGCAATTCTGAAATAGCCGTCGGAATTGAAGAAACTGCTCTTTGCCTTGTCGCTCTCGCCGTTACGATTGTCCCCATCCACATACCACATTGGATTTGAGCCATATGCTGCATCTCCCAGATTATAGGGGATGTCGGCAATTATGAGCTGGGCCTTTTGAATCGGGTAGCTCTTCCAGTTCTGGAATGAATCATGGTATAATTCACATTTCATACTTACCACCCATGGATTTCATTATGCTCGACTTCGTGGTCGTATGCAGGACGCATGTACATGACATGGTCGAGATTGATGGTGATGCAGCCCTCGGTGATCTCGGGCACCTGCTCGGGCGCGAGGTCCGGGTATGATTCGTTGCAGCGCATCGCGCTGGGCGTGAACCAGTTCAGCTTGCTTTCGTCGGCGGTGATCTTTTTGCCGTTTGACATCCTGATCGTGATATACATGTCTACCTCCGTTTCCGTCGCCGGTTCTTTTCAGCCAGCTCTTTGATATATCCGTCAGCCTCGGCGGTCGTGCTCTTGCGCTTGGTTTTCTGTCCCGCCACCCACTCGCGGTATGCCACGCAGGAAACATGGCATATCGCGGTGCGAGCGGTACAGTTGCGGCATGGTGGGTTGTTCATGTCATCGCCCTAATCAGTAGATCAACCACGGTTTCGGGAGATTCCTTGACCATTAAACAATAATTGTCGCCAGATACTGACACCACCGTGGGCGTATCATCATTTGGTGGTAATAGATCACAAACCGTAGTTACAAGATCGGCATTGACATATACAGGCTTGCCATTGGTCCGTGTCAGCTTAACGAAATGAACCGCCATGTTATCCCTCCTATGTCCTCACGCTCATGGACGATTCTTCGTAGAATTCAACCCCGGGAATCTCTGCCGTGCCGTTCGTCCACTTTGCGAGGCTGTTCAGCGCCGTGGGGTTGATCGTGCGCAGCTCATAGCCGTTGAAGTATGCGGGGACGAGCTTGGGGTCCGTCACTCGGGCTTTCCAGGTCGTGCGGACGCTGATCCCCTTCGCGGTGGGCGCTGCCGCCGCCGTGATCTCGCCGATGGGGACTTCCTCGGACATGTCCCGGAGTATCTCCGCTGTGTCCTCATCGCCCTGTTTTTCGGCTTGCGCCGCCAGCGCTTCCAGCCTCCGGGCTTCGGCTTCACGTTCGCGCCTCGCGGCCTCCTCGGCCTCCCTCCGCGCCTTTTCCTGCGCCGTGGAATATATCAGCATGGCTTTCTTGACGATGCTCTCCGCGCTTTCCAGCGGTTTCAGCATCTCGGCCTCGCGGGCGACCAGCGTCTTGTGAGCTTCCTGCGCCCGCTTCTTCGGCTCTTTCCAGTAATCCTTGACCTGCTTCACGCGGGTCTTGATGTCCTTCAACAGGGCGCTGCCCCTCTCATAGTCCTCGTTGGTCGTGATGGTCATGCCCTGAGCGGTGCGGATCATCATCGCGCCTGCCCGGGTCAGTTCGCTCTCAATCGTGGTTTCAATCTTGACGGCTTCCATTGGTATTCTCCTTTCATAGAGGGGGAGTGGCCTCCCCCGATCTTACATGTCAATCGTCCCGGAATAGGGATAGCAGTTGTTCCGCAGATACAGCTTGGAGAGATTGTGGGTAAACGCCCAAATGCTGGATTCGCAGCGGTCAAACAGCTCCTGCGAATACTTATGGTCGCGCACATAATCACGGAGATTCAGCGCAAATTTGGGATTGTACCCCTCGCAGCCCTGTACATCGTTCAGCCGGTAGACCTGACAGAATTTATAGATGGCATCGTTGTTCTCGCCGCGATACAATGCAGAAATCAGCGCCGCGCCGACGATTGCGGGAATCTTGCTCGCCTGTGCGCCTCCGTGGTTCTGCGGGTTGATGGCGTAGAATATCGTTTTTATATCGCCGTAGTGGCGTTCGATATACGCGAGAATCTCAGCGGGATCGGCTTTTCGGCTTCCGGGAATCTTCCAGCGGATATATGCCGAAACATATGCGCCCATGTGCCGGTATACAGGATCATCAATCCCGCTCATGACGGCAATATTCGCATAGGTGCGCTTCCTGCCCATGTCGATAGTGAAAGCCTCCCCAGGAGTGTGATGAACATTGTAGGTCACGTTCATCTCAACGGGAATATTGGCTTCAATGATGGCATGCAGCCTGTGCTGACCGTCAATCAAATACCCTTCCTCGTCGAACGCGATGCCCTGATGGGTGAGATTCCAGCCGCCGGACTTCATCAGTCGCGCATAGCATTTTACCGTATTCTTCATCACGGGGCGGTTGTTCTTCACGTTCTTGTCGAGCCACTTCTTCGCCAATTCCGGGGTTATGAGAATTACCTTGGTTTCCATTGCCATTTGGTCATCCTTCCTTTCACTGATTCAAGTATTGTTCTACTGTGTCTCTGGCTTCTTCCCAACCCTTTGACACAACGGCTTTATATCCCAGCCGGTTGAGCATCGCTATGAATCCGCGCTGTGCTTCGCTTACTCTCCCTCCCTTCCTGCGCTTCAACTCAATCCATAGCCCGTGATACCCATTTCTGGGAACCGGCAAGAAGATGTCCGGCACTCCCGGCTTTACGCCCTGTTCCTTGAGGTGTCTGGCCTCTATCGGGTCGCGGCTTCCACCGTTCGGAATGTGGATCATCGCTTGCAGCTCCGGGTGTCGTTTCTGCGCCCATGCCGCCCACTCAAACAGGGCTTTTTGTTCCTGCGCCTCAGACGGGACGCGATTCGTTCTCGTCATCACTGCCTCCTATGCTTTGTCCTCATAGAACCTCATGTTCATGGCCTTGAAAAGGCACCATGTCCTGCAGAGTGCGCCTTGCCGCTGCTTCGCTATTTCCACCGTAAACGGCTTCGCGCAAGCGTTCTGCGCCCTCTCGAATATACCTTCGTGATTCTTTGGCAGCCGTTTCAGCGTCGCGTCCTCCGGGTCTTCCGGGTTGTGAATCAGCAGCACCGTGTCCGCGTCCTGTTCCAGGTCTCCCGATCCTCTCAACTCGTCCAGCGTCGGGGCGCGGGGCTTGCGCTTGCTTTCCTCAGCTCCCTGTCGCCGAATCTGTGAGGCCGTCAGAATCGGAATATTCAGCTCCAATGCCAACTGTTTCAGAATCTTGCAAACCCTTCCCAGCCGCTCGACCTCGTTGGACGTATTTTCTAATGTATAGAGCAGTTGCAGGTAGTCAATCACCAGCATGTCCAGCTCCCCGCGCTTGTGCGCGTGTCTTGCCAGCATGGCAATTTTCTCCACCGTCAAGGCGTACCCCTTATACACCTTGAAATGACCATTCATGTCATCGCTGAGGCGCTGTAATCCAGCCGCCATTGCCGCCCAGTCCTGCTCCGTCAGTACCTTCGGGCCTTTTCGCATCTTTCCGATTCCCACAAGGGACGTGGACGCCAGTGCGCGTTGTCCATTCTGTTCCTCGGACATTTCCAGTGAGAAATATCCAACATACTTTCCAAGCCTTGCGGCGTTCATCGAAGCGGCAATCATGAAAGCACTCTTGCCCTTGCCGGGTCTCGCACCAACTATAATCAACTCCGGCTTTGAGAGCCCACCGCACAGGCAATCATCAAGCTCAACAAATCCTGTCGGGATCGCGTCTGGCTCTTTCGACGCAGCCTCATAAGCCGCTATTGCTGCATCCTCAATGGTTATCCATCCGGCGTCCCGCTGGCGGGTACGGTTGGTAATGTCCCAACACGCACCCTCTACCAGCTCGACCAGCTTGTCCGGGTTCGCATCATCAGCATTCGCACGTCGCTTGATTGCTTCGGCGATTGCCAGCAGACTGCGCAGCTTTGACTTTTCCTGTACGACCTTGATGTACGCTTCCACATTGACCGCGCTCGGAACTGACCTCGCTACCTCTACCAGATAGGCCGCGCCGCCGACTGCATCCAGCTTTCCCCTTCGCGTCAACTCAGCGTCCAGCGTCACAAGATCGGCTTTCGCATTCCCAAGCGTCAATGTCATCAGGCAACTGTATATCTCGCGGTTCGCCGGATCGGCGAAGTCCTCTGGGTGCAGCTGCTCCGTCGCCGTCATCGCTGCGCTGCTTGATAAAAGCATTGAGCCCAAAACGCAGCGCTCGCTTTCAAAGTGTGCAATCATCGTCAATCAATCCTTTACCAGCCGCCACATGGCGTATAGCCCTCAGGCATTGAACCATCCATCGCTTGTCGCATGATTTCCTCAATGGTCTGGTCGTGTTCCTCGCGTTCGGCGCGAACTGGATGCTCTTGACGATCCCGTGCCACCCATCCGCGAACAGCCGCTTTCCAGTCCTTCATCGGAGACCTGCCAACCATCCAGCCCTTGCTCGCATAGTAGGCTTCAAAGGCTTCGGGATTGAATGAGCTGTAACCCTTCTCGTTGGCGTATTCCCGAAGGTCATCAATCGTGGGGGGCGTGAAGCGCTTGCGATTCGTCTTATCCTCTAATCTTTTCTCATCTAATCTATTCTTATCTAAGCCGTTTAGATTTTGTTTATCTAAATCATTATCTAAACTTTTTTCTAAACGTTTAGAAAAACGTTTGTCATCCTTACCCTCAGCCAACGCTTTCTGTTTTGCATAATACTGGCGCTGGTAATTGCGCTGATATTCGCGTCGGGCTTCGATCTGCTCAATGCTTTGGTGCTTTCCCCAATTCGGTATGGTGACCGTATCGTTGATGATCTCAATCATGCCGAACTTCTCAAAGGTTTTCAGCGCCAAACGCACGATGTTCAAGTTGCGTCTGAATATCGTTGCGAACATCTCGTCCGTATAGGGAATACGTCCGTTCATGATGAAAACACCACTGTTGTTCTGCCGACCGGCGAGGCAGAGCAGCTTGAACCACATCACGATTATGCTGTCTGCCTCCGGCATGGATTCAATCAGTAGGATTTTTTCATCGTCGAAGATGTCCGTGACGATCTTAATCCATTTCACATCTGCCATGGTCTACCTCCATCAGAACGGCAGTTCGTCATCCTCGACTTCCGTAAAATCCTCGTTCTCCGTCGGCGGGGCATCCTTCTTCGAGGGCGGCGGCGTCGGGCCGGGATCGGCGTTGTTATTGGTGCTGGACACAGCCTCAACGTGGTCGGCGATGATCTCCGTCACATACCGCTTATTGCCGTCCTTCTCATAGCTCCGGGTCTGAATCTGACCCATGACAGCCACCTTGCGGCCCTTCTTCAAATACTGATTGCAGAAGTCGGCGGTCTGTCGCCATGCAACCACGGTGAGGAAGTCAGCGTCATACTTGCCTTCCGCATTCTTCACCCGGCGCTGGACGGCCACGGTGAACGTTGACCGGGAAATGCCGTTCTGGGTGGTAAACGCCTCAGGGTCTTTCGTGAGGTTGCCTATGATAATCACACTGTTCATGCGCTCTTGCTCCTTTTCAGCTTGTAGATTCGGCATATAGTCTTGTCGGCTGGTATGCCGTGTTCAAGGTGATACTTCTTGAAAAACCCGCTCTTGCCCATGCTGTGAATCTCCATATGATGCTCGCGGCACAGCGGCAGGACTTCCATGCCCTCATGAATTATCTCCGTCCTGTCACGCCCCATACCAACGGCATCAATGTGATGGAGGTCGGCACGTTTACCACATACCGGGCATTTCTTGTTGACCAGACAGGCGTAGACGTAATCGTCAATATCGTCAATATATTCCAGCATCGGGCGCTTTGTCGGGACATCATTCCGGACGATGAACCGCGCCAGCCAGCTTTGGAACGCCGCAACGATGCTCATGGGCGCATTGGACAGCGAGAAGATCGTGTCGGCCATTTCCAGCAGCTCGCCGCACCAGAAATCCAGCTTCAACGCCTCTTTGATTGCGTCGGTAGTGTCGCCAGACCAATCGGCGATCTCTCGAATCATGGCGTAGGCTGACCGCCTTTGCTTGTCGGAAAGATGGCGGGAATCAATGAACTCAATCCAGACCTCTTTTTGCTCCTGCCTACACAGCTTGATGAAATCCGCTGGGGCGCGGATGATGGCCTCATTGGTCTTTTCATCGAAGCCCATTATGCGCCCCTTCACGCGGTCAATAATCGCCATACTACCCCGCCTTGCGCTTGTTCTGGACCTTTTTGAGCTCCTTCATGCAACCAAAGCAGTAAATCCCGTTATAGGTGATCTTGCTCTTGCCGATCAACTCGGAGGCCGTCATGGTCGTGCCGTCCGGAAGCGCTACTCCCGTGATGACCTTACCGCAGCGGTCGCACCTGGGCGTCTTGTCCGAATTGTTGTAATCAATTTCCTTGATTACCTGCTGCGCGTCAGTCTCTGACAGGTTTTCCAGCTCCGCTCCGAACTCCGTCATGATGTCCATGTAGTCGGTGTCGCTGGCGTTGGTGCGGATGTACTCTTTCTGCGCCTCCGTGGCGGGGATGAAGTCGGGAGCGGGGGCCTCGGCCGGCGGCGTGGGTTCTTCCTTGGGCTTGGTGGTCGTGGATGCCTTTGCGGATGCTTTGCGCTTTCCGTCGCCGTCGCCGTATTCAAAGACCGCATTGTGCGTCTTGCTGTTGATGATGACCAGCCGGTTGATCTCGCGGTGCTCGTTGTAGCCGATCTCGCTGACCTCGAACTTGTCATTGCACTTGTAGCGCCCTCCGTCCTGCTCGATCTTGCAGTTGGGCGGGGTGATCCAGATGAACGGCGCGGTGTACAGCTCCCGTCCGATACCGACGTTAAAACATGCCCGCTTGAAGCTGTCGGAGGCGAGGCCCTTGACTGCCTCCGTGTTGGATTCGGTTCCGACGTCCTCTTTGTCGATCCACTGCCGCTTCGTCTCATCCCAGATGGACACGGTGCAGTTGGCGTTGTCCCGGCTGTGGTGCCGCTGCCAGTTCATCGGGCCAAAGGTTTCATCAAGGATCGCCATATCGCATCTGGCATCCTTATAGAGCAGCAGCGACAGGCCAGTGCCCCTCTTGCTTACCTGTGCGATGCGGCACTCAATCTCACGTGCTGTCAGAAGTCTAATCTGGTTCATGGTTTCCCTCCTTTACGGGTTCGATATAGTTCTCGATGATGTCCGCTGCGTCGAACAGCTTATTGAGCGAGGCAGTCAGCTTCCTGTCTTTGTTGATGTACAGCATTTGCTGTATTGCATCCCGGACGTGAACGTATGCCGTTTGAAGGTGCGTTTGTTCCCTTCGAGAGAGACGGGCTTTCATATGACGCTCCTGTAGTAGTCGCGGGTGAGGTCGGCGATCTCGGTGTCATACTCCTGCTGGGCCTGCACTTCAAGCGGCTCAAACTCCGTCTTCATCTCGTCCAACACCTCGTCCATGAGCGCCCACCAGCACTCATATTGCGGTATACCGTCCAAGGCTTCCTTGACCGCCTTGACGTGGTATATTGCATCTTCCAGCGCTTCGCACAGGTCATCCAAACTCGGCTGGATTTTTACCGCATTTATCATTGACCAATCCTCCTATCCGTGCTATAATGGTCTTGACGGTTTACCACTGCCGTTCGTCCTCACGCCGCTTCGGGCTTCCCACCGGGCGGCGCTTTTAATCCACCGAAATGTCTCCCGGATAGTCCCGAAACCAGGCATACAGCTCAGGGACAAGATATAATGCACTGCCGCCAACCTTCTTGACAGGCATATCCGCGTATATCCTGCGCATCTTGTCGAGCTTCGACCTACTGATGCCAAACAGCCTCGAAGCCTCATCGGCATTACACATCAGCGGTACGGTGGGAGGCAACGCAATTGAGATGTTTGGTACAGGAATGTTGACCTCAATCGGTACTCTCATGACTGCCTCCTGATTCCGCGCTTGTTCTCCATGTCACGCTGTCCGCGATCACGCCCCAACTGGTAGCCCAGCCACATAGCCGACGCCTCAGCGAGAATCAGAATCATCCAGATACTCATGCGCTCACCCCTCGTCAAGTTCGTAGTCGTCAATCTCGCGTTCGGTCAGCTCCCGGTCATACTCGACCAGGCCCCATGCGCGATGGCTGTAACCTTCCTCGTCCACCATGTAGCCATCGTCCGAATATTCGACGCGGATTGCGCCACGCGGCACAGCTCCGGGTGCCGGTGGTCTGGCGGGGCAGTAGTAGCGAAACACCTTCACGCGCTCACCGCCTTGTTGAGCAGTTCCAACCGCATTTCCAGCCAGTCGTAGTCTTCGGCGTCGATCTTGTTCCGGCGCTCCGCTTCGGCTTTGATGGCCTCGTACCGCTGCTGCAAGTCCTCATCTGGGAACTGTGCACCGAGGCAGTACAGCCGGCTCAACATGGCCTCGCGCTTGGAAATCCGGGTTGCTACGATGCTCATCTGTTCTACTAACTCAGCGTGCTTCATTTATCCTGCTGCCTCCTTCATTTGATATTCAGAATCGCATACACCACTACTGCAATGGCGTATATTACGCCGACTACCGACGTCACTTTCATGACATCCTGCTCAGGTTCCCGCTCTTTTTTCTTCACTTTCTCACCTCTCTTTCCATCCTACGCAGCGGGTTTTGTCGAAATTACGTCATGCGGGCCGTTCGCTCTGCTTTAGCAGTTCATCTACGGTACATCCGTACAATTCTGCAAGAGCGTTCAACTTGTCTGCGCGGGGAAGATTGTCTCCACACTCCCACTGGCAAACGCTTACCTGACTGATTCCGATGATGTCTGCAACATCTTTCTGGGTTAGCCCAGATTTGGTGCGCAGTTCCTTAAAACGATTCATCGCTATACTGTTTCACCTCCCGGAAATAAGTTATAAACTTATTATTTAGTACATAGCTATTATAACATAGTTTTAGGCTATTGTAAATAGCTAAAAGCTAATTTTTCTAATCTTTACAAATATAGTTTTAGGCTATATAATAGATATAGGAGGTGATTCACATGACGCGACTTCGTGAATGTCGTGAAAAAGCCAACCTGAGCCAAAAATATGTCGCGTTGACCTTGGGCGTTGCCGCGCCAAGCGTCGCAAACTGGGAACGCGGTAAAACGAATCCCGCACACGAGAACATTGTAAGGCTGGCAGATTTGTACGGTGTAAGCGTTGACTATTTATTGGGTAGAACAAATGAACATCATGGACTGGGTGAATATACGATTGATGACATCGACTTCGCCCTCTCCGGTGAAATCCGCGATCTTACCGAGGACGAAAAGCAGGACGTCTTGGATTATGTGCGCTTTAAGCGCGCCCAGAAAGCACGACAGGAGGCACACAATGACGCTCGACCAGCTCTATGAAGTAGCCAACAGCAAGGGGATTGAGATTGATGACGTGCCAATGCGTGCCCTCCGGGCCGTGGCGCTCCCGGAGGGCTGGATTGCGATGGATAGCCGAAAGTTCAAAGACGAAACGGAATACAAGTGCGTTCTCGCCCATGAGATCGGGCACTGCCTGACGAGAACCTTCTATAATATATATACGCAAGTGAGCGTGAAGGAGCTGAATGAGCGTCAAGCCAATCGGTTTGCTGCCGAGCTGCTTGTGCCGTTCTGTGAGTTACGAAAGGCGTGGGAACGCGGGATTTCATTTAATAGAACGCTTGCGAGAATATTTGATGTAACCGTAGATTTCATCAACATGGTTCTTGAATTATTTGAAAAAGAGTTATGTACAGTGATGCGTAATCATTTATTTAGGCAAAGCCACACAAATTCAATACCAAGTAAGCTGATTTCATTTGTACATACAAACACAATAGTACGATGTTTTGATGTGACAGCAACGAAAACAAATTATAAGGAGGGTTTCACATGAAGCGGGTAATTACACTGGTGTTGGTTCTGATGTTTTGTATTGCGGCACTTGCGGATAGCAACTGGTCAAGTTATACGGATGAAGAATTACAGGCTATGGTTGATGAGTTGTCCGTGATTATAAAAGAAGCACGCGCAGAACAGATTTCACGAAAGACGAATACAGACGGGAAGGTTGTAATTTTCGACCAGGATGGTCATAAACTCACATTAGAGTCAATGACAAATGGTGATTCTATTTTTGCTAAATCATCTATTGATTTTACTGTTGTCTATGAAAACAACAGTAATGGTAACACTATATTGGCAATAGCGAATTGTTATGTTAATGGCTGGGAAGTGGGTTCACTCGGTTCGTTTGATACTAAGGTAGGATATAAAGAAAAAGAAACCTTGAATATCAAACTTGATGAAACTGACGTTTCAAGTCTTGATGATGTTGAAAATATAGAGTTTCAGTACCAATATATTGATGACCATTATAGCATCTTAAAAAATTTCAAGCCCGTTTTGGTATACTCAAAATAACAAATAAGTGGGCGCGGTGTGCGCCCGCTTTTTCAAGGAGGGCAGAATGGCCAAAAAGAAAAAGACCTCCCGTGCCAGCAACGGCATGGGGTCAATTCGCCAGCGTTCCGACGGGCGCTGGGAGGCGCGATATACAACGCCGGAGGGCAAACAAAAATCCGTCTATGCCAAGACGGAGAAGGAAGTCACGGTCAAGCTGCGCGGCATCATCCGAGATATTGACAAGGGTACATGGCAGGAGCCGTCAAGGATGACCGTTTCCGAATGGATGGACACATGGCTGGCTGACTACCTCGGGCACACCTCTGAGCGTACCGTGGTCAAATATAAGTGCATTGTCGAAGGACAAATCAAACCACACCTCGGGAAGTTGCGCCTCGTCAAGCTCTTTCCGCATCATATACAGCATATGGTGACGGCAATGCAGGCTGATGGTCTGGCTCCCATAACCATTCAGAATTACGTCAAAATCCTCCGTGCTTCACTTCAATGCGCCTGTGAGGTTGGCTTGCTCACGGACAACCCCACAAAAAAGGTCAAGGTTCCCCGCGTCCCGCCGACGAAATTTATCATCATAGACAAAGCAGAAATCCCCGCATTTTTGGAGGCAGCCGATCAAGGACGCTATTCAAATGAATTGAAGTTCATGTTCTATACTGGGTTGCGGATAAGTGAGCTTCGCGGATTGATGTGGAGCGATACCGATCTCGACGCCGGGACAATGGATGTCCAGCGGCAGCTCCATCCGAAAGACCATAACCTGTCCAGGTTCACCCCGCCGAAGTATGGCGAGGCACGACTGCTCCACCTTGCGCCTGAGGCTATAGAGATTTTAAGGAATCAGCGCAAGCTACAAGCCGAACAGCGACTTGCCGCCGGGCCTGATTGGATTGAGGATGAAGTCTGTCGGGATCTGGTTTTCCGGCAGCCGAACGGAAAGGCCCACGGGGAAAAGACGATCTATACAGCCGTGAAGAATGTAGGGAAGGTTATTGGTCGTCCTGAGATGCACCCTCATGATCTCCGTCACTCCTATGCCGTTGCTGCCCTTCGCGCTGGGATTGACGTAAAAACCGTCCAATACAACCTCGGGCACAAAAAGGCGAGCATGACCCTTGACGTGTATGCAAGCTATACCAGCGACGCCGGGAAGGATGGCGCGGTCAAGCTCTCGGATTACATCAAATCGGCCCAAAAAAAGCCTGTTTAGGGTATAATTTAGGGTCAAAAGGCACTTGAACATCTCAAAAACCCTTTATTAATTGGACTTTTTGAGGCAATACCAATGAACCGCTTGTACATCGCAGGCCGGTTTTTTGAGGAACGCTGAGCAGAATTTAGCGTGTTTTTTCAAATTTTTCCTCAGCGTTCCTCAGCGTTCCTCAGCTGATTAGGGTAAATCTGGGTCAAAAGACCCACCCAGTAAAGGGTGGGTCGTGGTCACTGTAGGCGCTGAATCACTCCGTTGTAAAGCCTTGGCATCAAGACACGGATTGTCTCCATCAGCTCGTCCATGACAGGCCAGACCTCGGATGGGTCTTTCCCATTGATGATCGACGCGAACTCGCTGTCGCTGCTGTAATCGATGGTCGGGCCTGTCGCGTAAGAGTATGTTGTGCGGGGGTCCACAGAGCGTTCGGGCAACGGGTCGGATTTTCCGAACAGCTCATTGCGGATGATGAAAAATGCCGCCAGCTTTACGCAGGTGTTGGCATTGGGGTTACGCTCCCCTTGACACTCGGCAATCGCCTGTTCGAGGTCACGCTCCGTAATCAAGGGGAATCACCTCACATCTTGTTCAGCCGGTCTTCGAGGCTCCGAATCTCCCGACGAATGGATTCCTTGTCATCATCGCCGGAATAGCGCCCCATACGGTCACGCGGGGCGTTCATGCGCCCACGGGCGTAACTGTGGCGATAGCTCCCGCCCATTCCATCAGGATAGGCGCGGTTGCTATATCCGCCGTCCTCCTCAACCTCGATGATCTTGTCCACGTTTTTGATGGCGTGGGCGAGCGTATCGATGGTGGACAGGTTACCGGAAGATACGCCCTTGTCGGAGAAGCTGGTCAGCTCGTCGCACAGCTTGTCCCTGAGATCGTACAGCTTATTCATGATCTCACCCCCATTAGGCCGCCGGGGTCACCGGGTTGGCGACGGTGTAGGCGGGGATGGGGTACGGCGCGACGCGGTTGACGATGTACTGCGTCTGGGCAGTATTGTCAGCAACCAGCGCGGCAGTCTGCGCAACCTGAGAGGCGGCGAGGTTCTGCATGTTGACTTGGTTCTGAAGGGCGAGGTTCTGGGCCTTCAAGGTGTCGATCTCCTGCTGGCACATCTTGTCGAGGATGGCCTGGGTCTGCTGCTGGATGGCGAGGCGGGTAGCCGCGCCCTCGGAGGCCACGGTGTTCTGGGTCTGGACGGTTGCCATGCGGTTGTCGCAGCAGCACTGGGCCAGCTGGGACTGGATGCCGTTGAAGCCCTGGAGGGTCGCGGTCTGGGCGGCGAAGTTCTGCTGCATGTCAGCCATCTGGCGGGCGTTGGCGGCGATCTCCGCCTGGTTGAAGCCGTTGGTCACGGCGTTCACAATGCCGTTGCCGGTCTGACACAGGTTCTGGTTGATTCCGGCGATGCCGAGCTGCACGTCACCGAAGCCGGCGGTTATGCCCTGCTGGATGCCGTTGATGGTGGTGTTCAGCATCTGGTCGCGGAAGCCATCGCTGATCTGGTTGCTCTGGTTCATCCAGGGGTACATGACGGCAGCGTCGTTCGCCAAAGCACCGCCGCCAAAACCGCCGCCGAAACCACCGCCCCAGCCGCCGAGCAGGATGAACAGCAGGATAATCCAGAATCCGTTGCCGTCCGCGAAGCCGCCGAAGCCGCCGCTGTTGCCCATCGGAGTGACGGGCATTACGATGTTCTCATCATTCAAAGCCATAAGGATGTAAAGTCCTTTCCTGTATTCATCAACCGTCTGCGCGCATTGACGGATGAAGTCTAAGTAAAAATAGGTGAAAATAAGTAATTATTTGCCGCCCATCATCCGCTGCATCTGCTGGGCCATCTGGACGGCGTTGTTGTACTGCTGCTGGTTCACCCTTCCCGAGTTGAGAAGCTGCTGCACCTGCTGGCGCGGATCGCCTTTGAACATCTGCTGGAACTGCTGAAACCGTTGCATGAAATTACCCATGCCGCCGGGCATACCGCCGCCCATGCCGCCCATTTGTTGGTACAGGGGATTACTCATTCGAACTCGCTCCCTTCTTTGTCATGTTCTCCAATTCGGCTTTCAAGGCGTTTATTTCGCCCTGTAAGGCGCTTATTTCGGCGCGTGTAGCATAGTCAATATTATTTATCGTCTGAGCGCTTGCGGGCGTCGTAGGCCCGTTTCCCGGCGCTTGACGTATGGTGTAGTCGAGTATCTTCATGGACGGCATGCCGCTGGCATCGGCACTCTTGATATAGATCGTCTGGCTCTCGCTGTCGAAAAGCACGACGGAGTTATTCGGCGCGACAAGGTAGCTTTTTGCGGCAGCTTCACCTTGAATCCATGTGATCCCGCTTGTCTGCTGCGCCTGTTGCTGAGGCTGGTACTGCGGGTAGTACATCTGAGGGTATACTGTCTGAAATCCCGGGTATGCCATTTACTTACCCTCCTGTTCGCCCCAGAAATAAATCGGTATCTCGTTGCTGCTGTCCCATGAATCCCATATCTGGCCGTCGATCAGGGCGGCAACGTGGCCAGTAAATCCGAGGACATAGACGCCGTGCGGGTGATCCCTGGCGAAGTCAGCGGCGGTGTAGCAGTCCGGGCAGTAATTCGGCACGATGGCACGGTAGAATCCGCACTGGCGAAGGATGCTCCCATAGACGGCGTTTTCATCCATCGTCTGGCCCATTTGCTTCGCCCGCTCAGCCACGAGGTCAAAAGCCTCGTCCCAGCTTATGTCCAGTGCTGCGGCAATGGCGCGAATGATACAGTCGCGGGTTCGGTTGCCGACAGGATTGGGGTTGAAGTATCTATATGTACTCATGGCGGTCATCCATCAGGGCTCGCATGTAGGTCACATACTGCCGCAGGCCCGGCTCGTCGTCCCGGTAATATCTGCGAAGTCGCTCCACTTCTGCATCAGGCAGCCCGATCTCTCGTAGTGTTTTCAATAGCTGTTCCATGCTTTTATTATCGGGTTTTTGGGCCATTTTTGACAGGACGCGAGAGGGATGCTTTCGTGACATGATGGGGACAGTTTCGGGCTTTTTTAATTTTATATTAAATCATCTTCTGATGTATTTACAAATACATCATTTGATGATATAATAAAGACAGTTAAAAGAGCTACTGCAAAGGAGGAAACGAAAATGACGCGGGAACAGAAGATTGAATGGCTGGCGAATGCGAGCAATGAGCAGGTGATTGAGCAGCTTCGGTGGGCGGTGCAGTACATCAACAGCGATAACCTCAGTTTACAGATTGAGGGCAACGAGGATTACGAGCTGGTCAAGGCCGAACTGATGAAGCGGATGGGTTAAGCCGAAACCCCTTCGGGGGTCGTGGGGAGCCGCCCTACCCCACCTGATGATGGCAGGGCAGAAAGGGAAATTACAATGAACAGCAAGCAGATTGAGGGTATCTTCACCGCGAAGGTCGCGGAGTATATTGAAAACGGCTACATCATCAACCTCGGAACGATGGGCGGCAGTCAGGGCGAGATCGGAAAGGTTGACCTCCGCAAGGGCGATGAGGTTGTCCGGCTGGTGCTGCACGACGACACCGACTTCGACCACTACACCGACATCATGGTTTTCACCATCGGGCGCGTCATCAAGCCGCGCGACAACGCGAATCCCTTCTCCCACTTCGGCAACACCATTTGGCACAAGGATCTGGAAATCATCGAACAGCGAACCTGGTACAAGCTCAACAAGCGGCGCGATTACTACATCGAGAGCATGGAGGAGTTGGAGGCGATTGAGGACAAGCGAGCGGCCCGCGAGGAAGCACGCAACACACCGTTGAAGGTCTGCAATCCCCGGCGCGATGAAGCCCTCGCAGTTGTGTTGAAGTTCATCCGCAAGCAGCCGAAGTGTAGCCGCAAGAAGGTTGAGGACATTCTGTTTGTTGACCGTAAGCACTCCAAGGTAAACGGGACGCTGAGGTACTACGTCGGCTTGACCGACGGTAAGCATTTCACAATTCAGTAAAGGAGGTGCGGGACATGACCATCGCCGACAAGCTGGCCTTGATGAAGGCCATAGACAAGCGCAATGCGGAAATCATCCGCAAGTATCTGGACAGGGCCGCGTAACAGCGGCCCAGAAGGGAGGACAGTATGAGTAAGTGGTATATTGAATTCAAAGCCTATGGTAAATATGGTTATATGGGCGACATAGAAGCCAACAGCGGAAACGAAGCTATTGAGATTCTAAAGAACCGCGTTATTGGTGTCTCCCGCATCTGTGGCGTTTGGCATGACGATGACGAAGGGCAAGAATAAAAACCCGCCCGCCTGCGGGCATGGTACGCGGGAATAGGAGGACGACATGAACAACAAACTGAAGCCCATCGAAATCGGGCCTGTAGCCGTAGAGACTGGCCTCTGGCACATCCAGCGTTACCTGATGCAGCACTACGGTGTTGACCAGTCCGCTCAGGACATCGCGCCACTTTCGTGGTATATCGGTACCGGGAGGGCAACGGTTGATTTCATCCGCAAGGTTTTGACCGCGAAGCCGTTCATGGTCGCCCGCAAGCTGCATGAGGGTGGAACCTATGACGAGGTTATCCAGCGCGTCAAGCACTACATCGGATATGAGGAGGATTGAGCATGACAAACTTGAATACCAGACGAAATACGGAGGCGGGTACCTATATCAAGACTCAAAAGCTCTCGAACAACATCAGGGTAATTATTGAGCCGTGGTTTGACGGGAGGTACAGGATCGCTGCCCAGAGCTTCGCGCCGGGTTACTCCTATAGCTGGGAAAAGACGGGAGATGGCTGGCACTACACCAGCGCGAGGTTTAGCACGACGATGGAGGGAGCCAAGCGCGTATTCGACGAAATGGTTCGAGATGAGCTGCGCTGGCTGGAACAGAGGGCGTAATGATAACCCGCCACGGAGGTTACGATGGCAGAGGAGGACAGCATGACGGTCAAGGAAATGGCAGTGGAGATGGCTACCGCCGGGACACCAGCACGACGGGAAGCGGAGGTGATGCTGGGAATAATGTTCGACGAAATGACGCCGGAGGAACGGCTGATTGCGGCAGAAGTGCTTTCGGCATATGAGGACTGGTGGCGCGTATAAGACGCGCAGGAACGCCTATAACGCGCAGCGTCGGGAAGGACGTATAAAGTTATAGGGCATGAACAAACGGCGCAGGAGGTCGTTTCTACGCCGTCAGAATAAAGGAGGACATGGCAATGGGAGTTGACGTTTTTCAGATCGTCACTGACCGCATCATAGGGATGCTGGAACAGGGAGAAATCCCGTGGGACAGGCCGTGGACGGGCGCGGGCCGCTGGGCAATCAAACGCGCCTCCGGTAAGCCGTACAGCCTGCTCAACCAAATGCTGCTGGGCAACCCCGGCGAGTACCTGAGCTTCAATGAGTGCAAGAAGCTGGGCGGACACATCAAGAAGGGAGCCAAGGCAAAAATCGTCGTTTTCTGGAAGATGCTTGACAAGCCGTTGGAGGATAAGGACGGAAAGCTGATGGTGGACAGCGAGGGGAATGTCAAGACGCGCACCATCCCGTATCTGAAATACATGAACGTGTTTCATATTGACGATTGTGAGGGATTGGAACCGAAGCACTACGACGAAACGCTGCGCGACTTTGACCCTATTGACAAGGCCGAACAGGTCATTGAAGGGTATGTCCAGCGGAGCGGGATTGTCATGGAGCACGTCAAGCAAGGCCGCGCATACTACAGCCCGGACATGGATAAGGTTGTGCTGCCCATCAAGGAGCAGTTCAAGAGCGAGGCCGGGTATTATGGCACGGCGTTCCATGAGCTGACCCATAGCACGGGGCACAAGAACCGTCTGGACAGGATCGTCGCCGGGTCGTTCAGCTTCGGAGATGAAACCTACTCCAAGGAGGAGCTGGTCGCAGAGATCGGCAGCGCGTCGCTCATGAACATCCTCGGCATTGAGACGGACATCAGCATCCGCAACAACGCCGCCTATATCCAGAGCTGGGTAAAGGCGCTGAGAAACGACAAGAAGCTGATCGTGTCGGCAGCCAGCAAGGCCAGCAAGGCCGTGGAATTGATTATGCCGGAGGTAACACAATGAAAAAGAGCATGTCAACTGCTCAGGAGATCGAGGCCATCAATGCGGAGCTACAGCGCGATATTGAACGCTGGAACGAAATCAGCCAGAACGGGTGTAATGACCCGTTCTGGCCTGATGGGGTCAATATGAATCTCAAGCGCAACCACATCATATACCAACTTCGCCGCCTCGCGGAGCTGGAACAGGGTCCCGTTCAGATGTCCGTGTTTATGATCACTGACCCGGCGAACAATCCCGTCTATGACGTGATGAGCGACAAGCGCATACCGCCGGTTGTGCCGGATGATCTCATGATAAACGATTTATTTTCAAACGGCAGGAGGTTCAGACGTTGACTATTATCTCATTTGATGATATAATGCCGGTGAGAGGTGATGGCATGGCAAGAGCGAGAGACTATTCACTGCCCCGGCACACGAACGACAGTCCTATAGCCCAGGCACGATTAAAAAAGGGATGGACGCAAGCCCAGCTCGCGGACGCAATCGGCGTCAAGCCAACGCAGATCGCCAACTGGGAACAGGGTTTTCGGAAGCCGAAGATGGACGCCCTCATGAGGATCGCAAGTGCCCTCGGCATAGACTGGACTTCACTCATCGTCAAATAGCTCCTGTTCATTCGGGAGCTATTTTAATTTTATATTAAATCATCTTTTGATGTATTTACAATTACATCATTTGATGATATAATAAAGACAGTTAAGGGAGCAACAAACAAGGAGGTACACCACAATGAAGCAGTACATGATAGACGAAAAGATCGCGCACCTGAACAAGCTGATTGAGGAAGCCATTTCAGAGCGAAAAGCTCTTGGATGCTTCGAGCTCACCGCTGAAAACAAGGCAAAGCTGGACAGGTTCAACGAACTTTCGGAGAAGATCAGCAAGTACACCGACGAACTCAGCAAAACCTACTTCGATAAGATGATGATGACGATGAGGAGGGCATAAAAAATGATGATGAGCGAGTTCATTGAGCGCACCGGCTACCAGCCCAGCGGTGAGGAGTACCACTACATCGAGGAAAGCTACTACGAGTTCGACGGCGACAAGAACGCTTTCTGCAAGCAGTGGTTGAAGGACCAGAAGGACGGCCACTGGGCCAAGGAGCTGAGGCTCCGCAAGCAGATGGATGAGATGAAGGCCCAGATGCAGGCGGTCATCGACGAGAAGGAAGAGAACCTCGTGTTCTACCGCAAGGAGTTTCAGAAGGGTTATGAAGCCCAGAGGAAGTTGATGCTCGCCGAAGAAAAGCTCGACAGGCTTGAGCGGGTCTTCAAGAGGGTTTACGAGATCGCATAAGCGAACAGGCCGAGCCGGGGCGGCAAAACCCCGGCAACATGAAAGGAGCGATAGACGATGGCGAAAATTGAGAAGATCGACTTTTGGAAGTCTGGCAGGAACGACGGCTGCATCTGCGACAAGTGCGGACAGTACATCACCAACATCTGGACGGTAAGGTACAAGGGCGGCGTGGACGTACACTTCGGGATGGACTGCTTCGACAAGATGCTCAAGGCCAGCAAGCTCAGCGACTACGGCATGAAGCTGATGAAGAAAACGCTCAAAAGCATCGAGAAGCACCAGCGCGGGTTTGAAGCCGAAAAGATGCTGACCGAGGAAACCGACGAACAGTACAAGATGGAGCAGGTTCACAAGGACTATGGCAGCCAGAGCGCATGGTACGGCGTACCGTGGGAAGAATACCACGAATGGATGCTGACCGTATGGTGGCCTGCTCGGTTCAAGGAGGATCAGGAAAACATCGACAGGTTCTCAAAGATTAACTTCGCCGACTGAACGACATCCCGCCCCGGAGGTTACGAGGGCATTGACAAGGATGCTATAATTGAATCAGGAGGTTGATACCATGAAGGAAAGAATGTCTTTTGATGCGGATCAGATGTACCGTGAAATCGCGAGCTATGAAGCAATGCGCTCCATGGCCGCAGACCTCCACGAAAATGAGTGGACGGTCGAAGAGTACAAAGCGGAACACGATCTTCCCGCCGAGTGGATTGAGCGCATTGAGGCGGACGGAAGCGCGTTGAATGAGGATGAGGTCGCCGAGTTGAAGATGTTCGCGGAGTACATGTACAAGCGCCTTGCAGAGCTGAACGCATAATCAGAGCCCCGCGCTAAAACAGCCGAAAACGGCCCTGAGAGACGCTTTCGAGCTATTGGCGTATAAACTACAAGATATTCTATGAAGCGCTTAGAACTCCGTTTGGAGCGTTCTAAGGTATTTGGTTATAAATACAACATACATAAGGAGGCTGCCATTATGTCAACAGTTATGAACGCATATGGGGTAGAGATAGACTTTGATGCCGCCGTCAATCTGATGGATGATGAAATCCGTGAAGAATTGTACACCGACGGCTATGAGACCGAACAGGAGTTCTTCGACGCATATGCTACAACCCATGAAGCGAAATACGGAGAGGAATGGGAGCTGGACAAGCCGAATCCTGTATACTGATTTCCCAAAACGAACAAAGACCCGCCAAGGCCGAAGCCAAGGCGGGTTTTATCATAGATGTCTAAATAGCTGTTCTTGCAGCTTGTACACGATGCGTTTGATCTGCCTATCGCTCATGTCAAATTCCTCGGCCAGCCGCTCGAAGGTCACGCCGTCGATCAGCCGCCGTTCAAGGATTTTCCTGTCACGCTCATTGTGAATCCATTCGGCTATGGCCTCACGATACTGGCTGTTGCTGTATTCCATCTGATACCTCCGTTGTGGGGGTGATCTGCTTGATAGTGTTCAGCCAGTTCTTTTCGCGGACGGTGTAACCGAAAACGAAGATTACAATGGTCAGGATGAAGGTCATGCACACAGCCAGCAGCGCGATGAGCATCCGCTTATTGGTGGCGTCCATGTGCATGATCTGATTCTCTGCTACGAAGAACGGGATGCAGGTCTGTTCTTTCGTGCAATTCGCGCATTTATTCTCCATCCAGCATATCCTCCACGGGCGCGTCCTTATCTTCGGGAGGCTTGATTTCCTCCGGGAGGGGGACGGTCGCATACACTACGCCATCCACGGGCTTGTTGATGTACTCGGCGACAGCGGCCTCTATCTCCGTGACGCTAATGTCGAAGCCATGCCCTTGCAGGAAGGTCCGCACATACTCCATTTTCTGCCGGCCCATGCCCTCGGTCTGGTATATCTGCTCGGCGGCGTACACGCCAGCCTTGACCAGCGCCCGGATGTAGGCTTGCTGCTCGTTGGTGGTCTTTGCCTTTATCCACGGGATGACGCGGTAGGTCACCAGTGCGGCCGCCAGAGCGATGATTGCGTTGATGATCGTGGTCAGGTCAATGTTCATTACGATTCCTCCTATTTGTCGATCAGGTACTGCTGTATCTCCTCATACGACTTTTTCAAGCCGTCCACCGAGTTGCCGTCGATTTCGTGATGGAGCATCGCCATGAGCGCTCTCATCTGGATGCGGTTGGCATGTTCCAGGTCATTCAAACGCTCATGGTCTTTTTGCAGTCGTTCGTCGTGTCTCTGTACGGTCTGTTCGAGGTTGCTCACAGGTTGGTCTCTCCGTCGCTTTTCTTCCCGGTGCGTCTTGATGGCGCTCATAATTGTGTTATAAGCGCCAATCATGAGCAGTATCACGGCGACGGCTCCAATCAACTGCTCAAATGTCAACGTCTGAATCTGCATCTCTCTCACCACCTACAGCGTTGCCGCCAGCGCCTTTTTGATTGCCGCCTGGTGCTTCGGACACACCTTGTCGGAGCAATGGGTCCGGGAATTGGTAAAGTGGATGCAGTGGTGGCCATCAAAGTTGTTGTCCTTGATGGAACTGCCGCCGTGAGGCATGCCGTTCATGGACGCGGCGTAGTTGATGCCGTTGATGGTCACGAAGATTGCCCGCCGGTCCCAGCTCCACTTGCCGCCATACGCCTTTTTCAACGCTGCCGTATCGGCTGCGGTCAACGGCTGGACATCCGCATGGTTCGTGCCGCCGCGCCGCTTCTCACGCCATGCGAGGCCAGTCTCCACGTCGGTGATGGTGGCGACCACGCCCTTGGCGAAGATTTGCTGGATGTCGGACTTCCACCAGTCCATTGCCTTGGCCTTGCCGCCAGCGGGTCGAACGCTGGATGCAGTGTCCTCCACGGGCTTTCTCGGCGCTTTCTCACCCATCATGGTATTGATGGTCACGATGTCGCACACACCATCCACTTGGAGCCCAGCGGCAAGCTGGAAAGCCTTGACGGCCTCCGTGGTCAGGGTCAGGTAGTTTCCGCCGATGTTGCCGTTGAACCAGCCCAGATCTTTGAGGCGGCGCTGGATGGTCTTGACGGCCTCACCAGTCTCTCCGGGATGGATGCCGTCATCATCGTCAGAGGGTTTCTCGTCGGCTTCCTCGTCGGCATCCACGTCCTCCGGCTCGTCAGCAGGATCATGGTGCATGGGCATCTTCACGGTGAAAATTGGCGCGTCCTCGTCGATGGCATACACCGAAATGGTCAGCTTTTCGCCGGTTTCGTCGGCTTCGACGGTCACCAGCGGTTGGTTCACCGTGCCGTCGGCCTCGGCGGTCACGATGTCGATTTTGCGCTCGTCATCAAAGGCATTGAGGTCGAGCCGATAGCCACTGGCGAGCGGGACTGAAAGCGATTTCATTTTTCCACCTCCGCATACTTATTGCTCACCCATCCCGTCGCGTGGTTGTACTCCACCAGCAGCCAGCCATTCGCCGGGTAGGTAAATCCGAAATAGTGCAGCTTGTCGCCCTTGTGCGCCACGCCCATTATGTCGTAGTCCGTGGACGGGCCTTTGCGGACGTTGACATTGCCGGTGATGAGTACGCGAGGAGCGGGCACGTCATCGGTATTTTTGTCGGGCGCGGGAGTAGTCGTAGGAGGATTCTCCGGGGACCACTGGTTGCGTACCTTGGAGCCGAGCGTGATGTTCGTCGCGGCGTGATGGCTCTCGTAGAGCAGGATGTCGCCGGGGAGCAGGTAGTCCGGGCCTGTGAGGTACTTGGAGGCGGTGAGCGCCTGGAATCCCGCCTTGGTGAACTCCGACCTCATGTTGCGGCTGGAACAGATCGGGATGTCCTGCAGGGCCTTGATCCCGAAGATGTAGCCAGCCGCCTTGACGTTGGCGCTCACTCCGGCGGTGCAGTCCTCCTCACAGGCTGTCGTGATCTTCGACGGGTCGTAGCCAGCCTTTTTGAGCTGCTCCCAGTAGGTCGTGCGCTGATTCTGGTCATAGCCGATCTTGTCATTGAGCGCGGCGTCGATGCCGAGCTGCGCGATCTTCAATGCCACCGCCTGATCGGGGTAGCGCAGCACAACCGTCCACGGGCGATTGTACCAGGGCTTCAGCTCCCATTCATGTCCGGTCTGGTCACCTGCCTTGCCGCCAGTGGTGCCGGAGTTCTCGTCTTTGCCGCTGTTAGCGATGTAATGGGTACCGGTCGAGTAGATGTACTTATCGTAGTTCACAGCCATATAAACACCTCTTTTCGCTTAATCCTATAATTCATGCTGCATAATATTCTTCGTACATAGCGTCTATCAATTTTTCAAGCTCTGCGATAAGGCCTGGATCGCCAATAGTATCTTTTGTATCAGCATCAATCATAAGTGTTGTCATATTAACGACAAATTCAATCACATTACTACTATTGTACTCAAATCTTACCTTGCCATTTGATACGCTTGGCGGATACATGCCATTCATTAGCTGTACCCAATAATCCGTACCGAAAGCGGTTGTTTTTTTAGTAGAGCTACCCAATTCTCCGTAATAATTGCTGGTTCCGGTTACGCCTGTACTTGAAAACGATATTACGGCATATCCAGAATAGTTTATTGTTGTTCCAGAACAATAAGCAGCGCTCAATACTATAATTGGTTCATTTGTATTGCGACTAAACCAACGATCATTGCGAATGAACTTATCACCGCTTTTGTTCGACATAATAACATATTTGAACAAATTCCCAACATTAGAGCTATACGACGTCCCTCCTCCGGTATTCACGATAACTCTATTATTTGTTGTTGTGTCATATGAACCGTCATTTGTTACAGTGCGACTGGTCTGGCTAACCAATTCGCCATTTGACACTACTTTCCCATCATCTGTTTCTGGATAAGTTGTTTCAGTATAAATAGTCATACCGAAAAATGTAATATTGTTATTTGTACTCTTATTCGGAGCATCTTTGTGAATCCAGCGTATTCCATACATGTCAATGGTTTTATCCAAATTAACAGTAAATACATTAACCGGATAATCCAAGCTTGTTGGTATTTCTAAAGTATCAACATCATTCCATTCATCGCTGGAATCAAGATACTGCACCTTTACATACAATTTTATGTTTTGAGCTGAGTATCGTCCTATCCAGATTTTTGCTTTAGTGAGGCGCACTGCTTTTCCGAATGAATACCCAGCATACGCACCTATTTGATTTTCAGCGTCATAGTAACATGCCCCAGAAACATTCCATCCTCCACTCATGAGTGACGCGATATTTGTTTCATTTGTTTCGTTTAGTCTTATCCCGACTTTTTCTCCATAATTGCCATACGGAATAGATGAAGAGTATAGCTTTGTAAAATCACTAATGTCATCTATCTGGCGCTCATATTTTTGTGTACCAGACACATTCACCGTCACGCCGCTATAGCCATCTGCATTATCATCAGCCGGGTCATAAATACCATTCTCTGTGATAGTCTTTGATATAAGGGTCGCACCACCGCTACCTTCGTAGTTACCTGTCACTCCGAATATTTCAACGTCCTTTTTGATGTTCCCTGCTACAAGGTCAGCGTCACCGCTAACGGTTACTGCCGACAGTCCATCATATCCGCTGTCAGGCTCTACGACTTGCTGGGACGCACTTGGGGTAACCGTTTTTGCTTGAAGCGTACCAGCCGAAGGGATTGCTTCTATCGCCGCCGCCATCTGTCCGGGCTTGTAAGTTGTCTCGGAGCCGTTCTTTAAGCGTATGGCATCTGCGATGTTCTCAAGATGCGTTTCCGTAATTAATACTTTGCGATTGCTCATGTTTTATCCTCCGACATTTCCTTCGCCTATTAACACGATAATATCGTATGTTGTAGTGAGCATCATTGAATCAACGGGACGTCTCCATGTTAAGTTGATTCCTTGTGAGCCACCTACCAAATGTAGACCATCAGGAGAAGCATATTCGGGATTAACAGTACTTTTAGGAACATTTGACCAATCGCAATACGAATTTCCAGAATAGCTGTAAATTCGATCACGATTTGTAAACATTCCAGACGCACCCCAAGCAAGGCCCCATTCTCCACCATAAAAAAAATATCCGTTTGGCTTTACTCCACCCTCGCCCTCTTTTATACAACCGTATAACCCGTCATTGTATCTTGTCAAAAGCATTTTTATACTTTTGTGAGCTGCAAATGTGATTGGTTTTCCTAAGCCTATAATCAGAGGGTATATTCCATTTCCTAAAAATGTATCCCCATAATATGATTCAGCCTGCACGTTTTGCGGGATATTTGTGAAGGTCAACTCCATCATGTTTATCCCGGCTTTTGAATAAATCAGTTCACCGCATTTGTTTATGTCTGCTCTCGGCGGGTCTATCTGCAATTCACTGTATGGAATAACGCCATCAGGATGATTGCTATCAGTCCATAACGTGCCGTCCTCCATGTAAGCCTTTACTACCATCACATCAGCCAAAAAAAAGTCTATGACCTCGCCATCGCGGTATGTGAATTTCAGCGGCCCAGTCTCCACAACAATTTTAGACGGCAGAGCAACCGTTTCCTTTACGCCTTTCCCGTTTATCACAGATACCTGCGCATTCCCGCTTGTGTTCTTTCCGCTGACCGTGACGTTGACCTTTGTAGATGTACCGCTTCCGCTGTGTGTTCCTCCCCCACTGGAACCACCGCCAGAGCCTCCGCCACCGCCGCCTCCGCCAGAACTGCTACCGGATCCGCCGCTACTGCTGACATTGTTCACGCTAATGGTTATAGGCTCAGTATCATCATACCCCATATCATCCATATCGAACGCGATAGGCTCCTGTGCGACAGGTTCATGCGTCACGGGGTCTATTTCAAATGGTGTAATCTGCATCACACCGTTTTCGTCAAAGTCTATAACAATCTTTGGCACATCGACAGGCACCTGCGGGTTGCCCTGATCGTCGTACTCAAAGTCAGGCACTTCAATGTCCGGTATTTCGATTCTGGGCTGACCGTTCTCGTCAATCTTTGCGATCGAGCCGTCATCGCCTTTCAGCGCGACAGATACCGTCGCTTCGGAGATGCCGTACTTCCCGATCTCGGACGGCAGGTACTCCCGGTTCTCATAAGCGTAGATGCTGCCCGTCTGCGTTTCGTCCTCGGGTACCCACAAACATGTTCCGCCTTCTTTGAGCCGCATTTCCAGCTTTTCCGTGGGTCCGAACTCGCGGGCAACCGCGCCCTCGTTTATCGACACATTCTTGCTCATAGTCAGCTCCTTGTGATCGTGATTGTAGGTTCGCCGTCCACCAGAGTCAGCTCAAAAGCATCCCCGTTTTGCAGCGTCCCGGTCAGGGATTCCACGGCGACCGTGACCTTTGACCATGCGTATTCCCCAGCCGCCGGCGCGTAGGTTCCGTTCTCGGTGATGGTCTTTTCCGTCAGCTCCACGGAATCCTCGGGCACCCACGATACGGACGTGCCTTCGTGGGTGCTTGTGATGAACTTCGTCGTGTTGTTGAGTTCCGTCTCCACGCCGGCGACGTCTATGACAATATTCTTACCCAATGGTCACCACTCCGTTCTCGCTCGTCAAGCTGTCCACCTCAATGATGGTCAGGACAGCCTCGTGGAAGTCCAGGGCCACATGGTACTGCTCCGTGTGCGTCGCGCCCTCGGAGGTCATCGTGCCGGTCGTGGCTGCGTTTTCCGGTCGGAATATGTACCTGTGGTCATCGAAGGTAGCATCTTTGACCGGGTTGGTCACGCTGTAGGTGTAGCCGACGGGGAAGTAATACGCGGCCTCGCCGAGCATGATGTCGCCCCACATGTAGGTCAACATAAGCGCCGCCGCCGTGGTGGCATCGGTCGGTATAAGGTGCATCGAGCCTCGCGCCTGGAGGCCAAAGCTGAACTCCACGCGCTGGATGAAGCCGCCCATGATGGTCTTTTCGTCCGCGTAGATGTACACCTTGTCTCCCGGCATGTACTCTGCGTTGTTGATGACTGAGGCGTCCGTTTCCATGCGCTTGAAGTACATGTCCGACAGGTACAGCAGGATCGCAGAGACGTTGGTCTGGTTGACCAGGTACAGCCCTTCGATGCTGATCGTGTGCTCCGGGACGGATGCCGGGACATTATCGTTGGTCAGCGTGATCGTCGTTTCGCTGATGATGTAGTAGTTCCCGTTGCTGTCCTCCACCCATTGGTCCGTCACTGCCGGGGTCCCTGCCGTGAAGGTGTAGGCTTTGGCTTTCAACGCAGTCACATAGTCCTTGTAGGTGATTGAGGGCTTCCAGAAGGTCTTGCTGGGCGGGATCAGGGTCATCGTGTTGTCAATCGGCACTATCTCAATGCGGTCATTGAAAAACGTCTTGACGTATGCTCCGATTGCGTAGCATATCCACTGTAGCCTTGCCCTGGATTCCTGCGATGGCACGAAACCGTCCAATGTCGCGCTGCTGAACGAGCTGTCCAAGGTGTAGGACATTCCGTCCATCAGCTCTTGAATCGCTGTAGCGGCTGATTTCCCGCTCCACAGCTCCGCCGGGAGACGCTTCTGGGACAGAAGGTAGATCGGCGACTTTGCGCGGACTTTCACCGTCTGGGCGTCCTCATGCTCCGCGTAGGTTATCCAGTATTTCGCCCACAGCGTGTTCGTGTCATCCTTCAACTGCGCATACTGCCCGATCTCGATGTCATCCGTGGTATGGATGGACACCTGGAACTCGTTTATCGGGAGAGTATCGCCGCTCAGGTCCACCTCGGGGGCAAAGGAGATTTCCTTGATGGCGTCGTAGTCCGTGCCGTTTATCGTCACATACATGCGCCCGCCCCCTTAGTAGCTGATATTGTCCGCATCTGCGTAGTTCCGCTTCACCCAGCCGTTGGCGGTGCGCTCATACACATCGCCAATCTCCACAGTCGCGCTGTCCGGCATGGGTGAGCGTCCACGGGTGATTGTCTCGGTCAACCCCATCTCTTTCGATGGGTGATTCGCCACGACGGTGAACTGGATTCCCTTCCAGTAGGCGCTGCCGTTCGCCAGCCGGACATATACGTCCGAGATGCTGGCGACGCGCCCGACTATGGTAATCGTGCTGTAGTTGTACGGCAGGACGAAAGTGTGCCCCTCCACAGGCTCCGTCAGCGCCTCGTAGATGGTCGCGTATTTATCGCGGTCGTTGAGAGGGACGGCCATGCGGATTGTGTACTGCATGTACGTCCCGATTACGTCATTAAAGTAGCTCTTGTCGAGCAGCATGCCGCTGATCTCGCTGGGCATCATTTCTGCCACGCGCTCGATGCTACAGGGGTAATCCCATGTAATGCCGTCTATGGTAAACATCAGGTCACCCCCTCGACAATCGTCATACCGACACGCTGCTCCTCGTTCTTGTTCAGCTTGTAGATCGCCCGTCCCAGCACGGTGTCATCGTTCAGCTTGAAGGTGATGTTGAGCACCTTCGGCTCCTCTTTCCTGGGCACGGTGTACTCCTGCCCTCCTGGCCAGCGTCCGGGCGTGGAACGTGTGGGCGTAACGACGGCGCGGTTGCCGATCATCTCGATCAGCTCCGGCGCATACTCACCGACAACGGCGCGATCTCCCGGACGCAGCATGCCGCCGGCAGCGAGTTCTTTGATGCCATTCCACTCCACATTCGGGATGCTTACACCCCAGTTTATGCCGTCCCATACCTTGTCTCCAAATACATAGATCGGGTCGATCTGGATTTTGAGGTGTGAATTTATGCCATTGATAATCGTATTGATTGCACTCTCCACTTTCTTTATCATGGCATTTATCAGTCGTATAACTACATTGATCGGCTCTTTCAAAATGGTCCCAAGGAGCTTGAAGGGCGCAGAAACCAGATTGACAATTCCTTCCCACGCCTTGCCCCAGTCTCCAGAGAAGGTCCCCTCTATAAACTGGAGGATGCCCTTCATCGTCTGCTGCAAAGCGTCCCATGCGGCGACAAAAGTATTTCCAATCCAGTCGCCTATCGGCTTGAGGAATTTCTCATAGATGGTGTTGAACTTCTTTCCGAAGCTTTCCAGAACCGGCGGGAGCTTATCTCTGACGAACTTGTACAGCGCCTCAAGAGCGGGCTTCCCGTACTTTGTCCAGAGTTCGCCGATGTCCTTGAACACCTTTGAAATCGCGGGTTGGAGATGATTTTGCCACCAGTCTATGAGCGTCGGGATGAGGGTTTCCACCATGTACGTATAGATTGCCTTTAGTACGGGGAACAGGATTTCATCCCAGAACTTTTTGATAGCCTTGAACACACCCTCGATGGCCGGCTGTAGCTTGTATTCCCACCAGACGATCAGCGTCGGGATGAGGTCGGTTATGACGTAGGTGTACAGCGCTTCCAGTGCCGGTTTGAGCGTTTCTTCCCAGAATCCAGCTATCGCCGCGAACACGCTTTCGATTGCGGGCTGTAGCTCCTCTTGCCAGTATTTGATGAGCGTCGGGATAAGGGTATCGACTACATATGCGAAGATCGCCTCGAACGCCGGTTTGAGCGTGTCCTCCCAGAATCCCTTTATGGCCTCGAACGCCGCGTTGATCTTGTCCCTGGCTTCCTCATTGGTCTGGTACAGATGCACCAGATAGCCTATGAGCGTGGCGATGGCAGCGACAATCAGCGCTATCGGATTCGCGGTGATTACTGCGAACAGCTTTTGCACTATGCCTATGATGTTGCTTATCTTTGAGGCGATGCTGAACGCTGCAATTCCTGCAATTATCCCACCTATGACCGGCAGGATCAGGTCGAGGTTCTCGATGATGAGCGGAATCAGGGTATCGACCACAAACGAGAAAATGTTGTTCAGCACAGGGTACAGGGTACTATCCCAAAAACCCTTGATCTTTATGAATACATCGTGGACAACCGTTGCCATATTTTCTATGACAGGTTTCAGCGCATCGAGCGTTTTATGGATGCCAGGAATCAGCTTATCCCTTATGAAATCAATGATGTCAATCAGAATGGGCTGTAGCACTGTTATCCAAAAGTCCTTCACGATACCACCGATCTTTCCGGCAATATCGACAATATCGCTCAGTATCTTGCGGAGCTTTTTGGTTATATCGTTTGCAACGGTTTTATTCCCGCCAGAAAAGAGTTCCGCAATAGCCGGAATGATCTCATTTCGGATGGTGCTTATGAACGACTTTGCGATCTGGGGTATCTGCTTTACAACGCCACTCACAACACCCTTTACCAAGGCAATTGCAAATTTGATTCCGTTAGAAATCAACTTCGGCAGCATTTTTGCCAGCATGGCAACACCGTCAGCGAGCACATCGCTGAACACCTGCATGGCTTTATCAATGCCGCCTTCTTTGAGCGCTTTCGTAATCTTAGACAGCCCATCCGTGCCAAACTGCACGAATTTCCTTATTGACGGGGTGAGCTTGTCAGAGATTACGATCTGCGCACCTTCCAGAGCTGACTTGAAAATGGTGATGTCGCCAGCCAGATTGTCGTTCATCGTCTCGGCCATCTTCTTCGACGCACCGTCGCACTCATCAATGGCTTTTCTCAGCTTTTGGACATCACCTGTGCCAGCGTTCATGATAGCCAAAAATCCAGACATTGCGTTTTTGCCTGCAATGCTTTCGGCGGCGGCTGCTTTTTCGGCTGGGGTCAGCTTATTGAATGCCTTTCGGCAATCATCAAGTATGTCGGAGAGATCGCGCATTGATCCATCCGCATTAGTTGTCGCAATGGTCACATTCCCAAGGTTTTTTCCGGTAATTTTAATGGGGTCGGACATCTTGTTCATAATCATCCGGAGCGATGTACCGGCCTGACTGGCCTTGATGCCCGCGTTCGCCATCAGTCCGATAGCCTCAGCAGTATCTTCTGCGGAGAAGCCAAGGGCACCGGCTATAGGCGCAGCATACTTGAACGTCTCACCCATCATGCTGACGTTGGTATTGGCGTTTGAGCTTGCCGCCGCCAGCACGTCCGCAAAGTGCGTCGAATCCTTTGCAGACAATCCGAAAGCGGTCAATGCGTCGGTGACAATATCCGACGTAGTGGCGAGCCCTTCACCAGAGGCGGCAGCCAGATTCATGACGCCCTCGATACCTTCCAGCATATCGTTGGTTTTCCAACCAGCCATAGCCATATAGCTGAAAGCATCAGCCGCCTCAGTCGCGCTGAACTTTGTCGATGCGCCCATCTCCTGCGCCTTATCGCGCAGATTGTCGAAGTCCTTTCCGGTAGCGCCCGAAATGGCGGCGACTTTCGACATGGCAGCATCAAAATTCATGCCAGTGTTCACCGACGCCGCCGCGAATCCCGTTATTGCAGTAGTCGCCGCGCCTATCGCTACAGTTGCGGCCTTCCCAATACCGGAGGCTATCGATCCTGCTTTTGAGGATGCGTCTCCCAACCCTTTCTCATATTCACTATCATCAAGAGTGAGACGCGCCACAAGTGTAAGCAAATCCATTTATTTCACCCCCTCATTGGGACAAGGCCAGCATTTTTGATTACATCAATTGCGATTTCATAGCCCGTTCTGGTGTCCACGGGCTTATATCCATCAATCCAGCGGTTGGTTAGTTCGGTCCCGCCAAATGCGTGACCGATGTTGTTGACCATCTCCATGAGCGCGTCTGTGATATACGCCCTATACCGCCGGTCATCGTATTTCTGTTCCAGTTCGTCCATGACGTGGTCTATGACATATCCACGTCCGTATAGGTCGAGCAGGTCTAATCTTATGCTTTGGCAAGCGTGGAAGTATTCACGTTCCCCAAACTCGCCAACGAGGTAAAAAAATCAAGAATCTCACGATTCCTGAGGATTTCAGAGATCGCTCCGAGAAACTCGGTCATGGGATGGTTGTCCAGGTCATCAGGCTCAACGAAACAGATGAGGCCCAGCAGCTCCGCAGTTTCCTCCGGGTAGTCGTCGAGGATAGCGTCGAGAATCTTGGAGAGATTGGTCTCCATTTGCTTCTGCATCGCTTCCTGTCGTTCTTCAGCCGTGGCCTTCTCCGATATTTCGGGAATGGCTTTTCTGATTTCCAGTACCTTTGTCAGTGTAAGCCATTTCGCCACGGCTTTCCTGATCTTGTTGGACTGTACCAGGAACTCTCTCGGTGTGCAATTTGCAAGAGTTTTCATGTAATGCCTCCTATAACGTCGAAATGCGGCCTGAGACGCGCTCAAAACATAGGAGAGTATAAATCTATACCCTTCATTTGAGCGCGTCAGAGGCCGCATAGAGCGCATCTTACGAGTTGACGGTGAGCGTGGCGCTGCCGTAGGCAATCGCCTTATTGGAAGAGTTGACCGCCACAACCGCAATCTTGGTATGACCGCTGGTGGGCGTGATGTCGGAGCCGCTGGTCAGCGCAGTCCAGCCGTCGCCGATGGTATCGCCATAGCTCACGGTGGGCGCGGTGGTTTCAGCGGTCTTGTACTTGTAGGATTCGCCAGTGCCCAGCGTATAGCCAGAAACGGCGATGTTGCTGTCACCGGAAGCCGTGCCAGCGGTGGAGGTCACGGTCAGCGCGGCGAGCGTCTGGGACGTGCCAGCCTTGACGTACACCTCATAGGGCGCGTCATCAATGTTGGTCAGGTCATAGTGACCATGGTACTCGAAGGGGAACTGGCCCTTGCCGTCCTTGGTCGTAGTGATCTGGAAGCCGGTGGTGTTGAGGGCATGCTTCAAATGGATTGCGATGAATCCCGCAGACCCAGCACCCACATTCTTGTCCGAATAATCGCCGATGAACCAGATGTCATCGAAGTCGCTTTCGCTCAGGATGTGGTCAGGGATGAAATGGGTGCTGTCGCCAGCGGCAAACCCACCAGCACCAGACAGAGCCGCCGCCTGTTCAGCCGTAACGGTCACATAGTTGCCGCTGAGAACCGGGTCGTAGCTCTTGATACGCTTGAGCTGCCATGTGTTGCCAGGAACGTTGTCGATGTCCTCGCCGAAATCCTCATATTCGGGATTGGCGTTGAAGCTCAGGCCACCGGTAGTCGCACCGAGAATGTTCCCGTATGCGCCAGTCGCGGGCGTGAAGCCATCGGTGACAATGCCCGCATTGATCTGGATGGTCTGAAAGGTATTTGCAGGAACCTGAGAATACTGCATGTTATCACCTCTATGTCGTATGTGCCATGATGGTGAAGTTCAGATACACCACTTTGAGCGTATCATCACCCTCCATTGGCATATTTTGGGCGAAGGGCGATCCCTTTGTGAGGTACACCGCCCCGCCGGATGTCGGTATGCTTATGCCCTCGCCAATGGCTGCTTTAATCTGGTCAACCTTGGCAATGACGGCGGCATAGGACGTACTCCTATACCACACACGGGCGTAAAAATTGCCTCCGTCATCCCAGTCCGGCTCAGTGAGCTGGTATGTGATGTACGGGGGCTTGACGGGCTGCATGTCGCCGTTCCCGTCCGGGAACTCATCAGGCACGTCATACTCGACAAACGCCGGTATGCCGAAGCCCGAAAAGAACTGGTTGAGCGCCTGAGCGGTGTACATCATGACGGCAACACCCACTTTTCGGCGGTCACTTGTCCGAACTGGAATGACGCCACTTGCGGCGTTGTGCTGTCAATGAGGTTGCTTGTCACCCGAAACACAGCCCCATCGGATTCCCGTCTGAACACATCATGAAAATCCAACGGCACAGTCTTGTCCGTGGTCACGGTGTACACTTCGGTCACGCCCTGCTTTTCAGCCATACGCGCCTGCATGGAGGAATCCTTGATAATCGCCGCCTGGAACTCTGCACCGTCTACCCATGTCTGTGTATACCCACCCAAACCATCGGCAAGGGTGCGTCTGTCCAGCATGGTACACGTTGTTTTCATCGTGTCGATCAGCATAATTTCCTCCACGGATTGAGAAGATGTCGGAATGTGCTTTGCCACGTCGGAGCCTCGGTCACAGTAGTTCCGCTCTTGCCGCCTGTAGCCTTTGAGTAGCTATAGCCACCGAAGCTCTCCGACTGGTACGGGCTGTCAACCACGTCGGCATACTTGGCTTGCCATGCATCGATGCTCTGGACAAGCGCGAGGAAATCCCGTGGCGGGCGCATATCCCAGATTGTTCCCTTGAACGTCTCGTCGGTCAGTTTTGTCGGCGGATAGACATACACGCCGTCATTCATGCGGGAGCCTCGGATGCAGAAATACTGACCCTCCATCAGCTCGGGTATTTCGATTGTGCCGTTCTCGATGCTGAAATCACCTTGAATATAGGCATGTACGAAATAATTATGGATATGGGCGCAAATCTGCTCGATCATGCTGTCCTCCGAAAAGATGGGGCCGCGTAATTGCGGCCCCGTGTTAGTCATCAGGATTTAGTCACGGTGACGGTGTACTCTTTGGAAGCCGTTTCATTGGTAACCGTGATCGTCAGCTCGTTCTCGCCATCAGCCCATGTGGCGTCACCGCCATTTTCAACTTCGGTTTCACCGAGCATAATCACGACCTCGGCATTCTCATCAGTAGCCGTAGCCGTCACCTTGTCCGCGTCATTGGTTGTCGTGGCTGTATACTCGACCACGGCGCTGTTAAACGTCGGGTCGAGGGTCAACGACCCTATCGTCAGCCCCGATAGGGTCGTTACGGGTTTTTTACCACGGTGGCGTTGCCAGCGGCCTGAGCACGACCATTCGCGTCAACGGATGCGACGGTGATCTTGGTATTCGTGCCGGGAGTGAGCTGCGCCGGGCTGGTCATCTCAGTCCAGGTGCTGCCCAGCTTCTGACCGTAGGCGACAGTCGGAGCAGCAGACGCGCCGAACTTGTACACATACTTCTCGTCAGCGGCGGGGGAATAGCCGCTCAGGGTGATTTTCGTGTCACCGGACGCGGTGCCAGCCTCGGAGGTAACGGTGATGCTGCCCAGAGTGGGCGTGGAATCGACCTGGCCCAGCACGACGCCGGAGGCGTATTCCACCATGAACTGGATGCCGGTCATGACCAGAGATTCGACCTGAGCACGCTTGTTCTCGGCGTTGCCGGAGCTGATGCCGATGTAGCCGGTCTGGTCGGCGGTCATGTTGAAGGCCCTCATGGCCTCGGAGGACACGGGCACATAGTACATGATGAGGTTTTCCTTGGCGGTGCTGTACACCTGACCGACGGGAACCTTGCTGTTCAGGATCACCGTGCCCATGCCCAGGAAGTCCTCGATATAGTTGAAACCGAAGGCCGTCTGCATGGTGATGGTCGCCGTGGACAGGTAGTCGGCGATGGTCAGCGGGTGCATGAAGTGAACGATCTCAGCGGAATCGTTCTCGAAGAGCACCTGCAGATTGCCCCAGGACTTTGCCAGAACCGCCTGGAGGGTGGAAGCGGCGACCACGGTCGCGTCGATGTCCATGAGGTAATTGAAGAAATCGGTGCGGATGCCGCTCTGGACGTCCTGCAGCAGCTTGTTGTCGGTCTGCCGCACGGCCTCTTCATAGCCGGACTTCAGGATGGCCTCAGCAGTAGCCGCCTTTCGCCACTTCTTCAGCGTGATCTCACCGATGGGCACCTTGTTCCGCCGGTACTGGCTCAGGGGGATGATCTCGCCCTCTGCGACGTTGCCGGACTGCAGCGTGCCGGTAGTGGTGTAGTAGTACATGGTCGTGCCGTCGATCATCGGAATCTTGCGGGTCACGCCCAGAGCCTCGATCAGCTTTGCAAGGGACGCATGGGTGAACCGCAGGACGAAATCGACCTCGCGGGCCTTGGCCATCTGCTGGGTGGTAATAACATTCGTTTCAGCGTCGGTGGTGACGTTGTCACCGAAAAGCTGAAGGTTCATGGTGAACAGCTCGTTCATTGTTTTCACTCCTTTTAGTTGATAATGAGCCATTAAAATCCGAACAGCTCATGGTTCTCGGCAATCGCCTTTTGACGCTCAGCAGTGTCCTTAATTTCGAGGATTTCCTGCTTGGTGCGCTTCCCGGGCGTTACACCGGCGGGCGGCGTCTCAACGTCCGCGCCCTTGGTCTGGGACTTGGCCTTGAAATCGGCCCAGTCCTTTTCGGCAGCCGCTTTCAGCTCATCAGCCTTTTCCAGCTTGCCATCCTCACCCAGCTTCATGTTGTCGAAGTTGGTGGCCCGGATGACGGTGTCGAGGTACTTGTCGGCGATCCCGGCCTCTTTCAGCACGGCGCGGTATGCGCTGACCACGCTGTCGCGCTTGGCCTTGGCATCGGTCTCGCCCTTGAACTTCTCGAAAGCCTTGTGCTCGTCGTCGAACTTGCCCTTCCACTTCTCAGCGGCAGCCAGCTTGTCTTCCAGGTCATTCTTGGCGGTGGTCAGCGTGTCGATCTCGTCCAGCTTGGCCTTGTAGCGGGACCTCGGCACGAATCCACGGCCCACGGCAGAACCGACGGCGGTTGCGGCCTTGTCGATGTCGATGACGCCATCCTCGCCGGTATACTTACGGAGGATGTCAGCGAAGTTCACCTTGGAGGTATCGTTGGAATCGACGTCGGCCTCGGCGGCATGGAATTGGAGATTGAGGTAAAACGGCTTATTCATGTTTTTTCATCCTTTCGCTGTTGACGGGTGCTACCCTGATGATGTGTATAATCCGCGTGTTGCGGATATAAAAACAGCGTCGGCCTTTCGGCGGGCGCTGGATTTACCATAATAAAAAGCGGAACGTCATCAGACATCCGCTTTATCCATTTTTTAGTTCGTTTTCGATTACGTTATTGTACTCTTTGAGGTGATCCTCAATCGCTGGGCGAAGGAATGGACGTGGCTTCTGCGGAAATCCGACATGCCAGTTGCCACCCTCATCCTGATAGTACCATTTGTCCAGCCCGCGACCACGTTCTCCATGGCTTTCCATCCATTCGGGCGGTGGCTGGTACTCCTTGCCGGTGCCCAGCTCTACATACGGAGCATAGTTTATATTGGAGCCTACCTCGACAGTATTTCCGTTCACTCGGTGTGTGATGCTATTTCGGAGTGCGCCGGTACGCCTGTACAAGCCCGCCGGAGTGGAGTAGACGACATCGTTCAGCTTTTGCTTGGCGTAGCTCTCAGCCATGCCGCCGATCTTTTCAAGGGCGCGGGCTATAGCCGCTTCGCTGGCTTTGCGTACCAGGTCTGAGTTATCTTCGGCGAGGATGATGTCAGCCATCAGTATATCCTTCCTTCAGCATGTGGTTCTTCCTCATAAAGCTTCCCATTGACCACTATATCACTTGCTTTCCACAGTGAATATATGGCTACATAAGCCGCTTTAAGAGTATTCGGCTTTGGTTTTTCTGGCTCGGCATAATATGATTGGGGGCAGCGAATTAATTCTTTCAAAGCATCAATAGTGTATATCAGCGTTTCTTCTCCATACTCTATACGAGTAATGTTATCTTCCTTTCCTTCTATAATTACCTGTTGATCTTCGAAATCAACACCGTAAATTTGTACTGTCCCTTTTGCTCTTATGCTGAACATATTATTTCACCAATACCATTAGTCCTATTAACCAGTCTCGCATTTCAGGATCGTTATTGTATTGATCTCTCTTGTACTGAATATTCATATCGCCGAACAATTCTTCGTAACCCTGTGATAGCAATTCAGTTGGGAATCTGTCCCGATCTGAACCGTAATCCTTGCCCATGTAAATATTGATAAATTTGTCCTTTTTCACCATTTCATCGTTTCCATATCCTTCATTTGGCCTGTATTTTTTTAACCTTTCAGCAGTTTCTCCGGATGTCCTATATTTATAAAATCCATCGGCGGCTTTTTGTAATCCTGGAACAGCATATTCAAGCGAATGCGCATATTCATGTATAGACGTTCCAATGCTTCCGTCTGTTCTTATATCATTTAGAATATCATTGAAATATGCTCTCCCACTTATTTGTTTTGCATTGAGCTTTCCTTTCTGCATGCGATATTCGGTCCATTTCTTTGGAAAAAACTCTGTTGCCGCATGTATGTCTTGCACACCTTTTGAATATGTGGTGTTACTTACAAGATTACTCATTATTTCTTTCTTGTCAAAACCGCCATATTCCTGCAATTCCTTCAAAACTTTTTTCATTAAATTGGCGTGTTCTTTGTTGAGCTTTCTGTTTAGTTCGCCACTTTTCTTCCGTATTTCGGATAGCCGTATACTCTTTTCGCTTGAATCAAATTCTTTAAGCGCTTTCTTTCTCTCACCCAATTTATCCTTTGTTTCACTCAGGATACGTTTACTCTCACTTTTCCACCATTTAGCTAATTCAGTTTCTTCGGTTTTCAAATGATTATATTGGCTTAAATCTTGTCCAAATTCTAAACCTAACTGCCTGTCTATTTCAGAATAAACTATGCTACCGGCTTTCCTGTATTCGTCAATGGTATAATCTCCATCGTGAATCAGTTCTTTTAGCCTTTCTGTAAATGGTATTTCCTGAATTGCTTGCTCTTGAGAGTTTTCCCGCTTCTTGTCCTCCCATTCCTCCTGCGACATATCCTTCACGCCATCCTCAGCGTCCCTGGCCTTCATCTCCTCTGGAATCTCCGGGTAGGCGTAGATTAGAGTGCATCGGCAGTTGTAGACGTTGGCAGGTTCCGCGTTCGGGTCACCGGGATAGTCGATCTCACCCAGCTCGCTCACAAACGGGTCGTCCACTTCCTGCACCTGTCCGTCCATTTCGACATGGGCATCGCGGGTGCGGTCATCCGGTATTGCCAGCCATTGCTTCTTGACCTTGATGCCGAGCGCCTGCGCGTGATGCAGTCCCTCAATTCGCCCGGCGTTCTGTGCGCCTGTATAGGCCGTCCTCGCGTTGCGCAGTGCGCTCTTATAGCACTTCTCGCCGGTGTCCCTCGCAATCCTCAGCGCAATCTGCTGAACGCTCTCGCCTTGGATTATGCCCTGAGCAATTGAGTTGCTTATCAGCTTGTTATAATAGGTGTACGCCTTGTCTTTCAGAACAGCCTTTTCGGGCGGCAGCATGGGCAGTATTTTCGGGTCACCTTTAATCAGCCGCGCCACGGTATTTTCATCATAGAGCGTGAAACCGGTGTTTATCCCGGTATCGTGTTCCAGACGGTAGCCAATATAATTCGCGTTGGTCGAGAACACGCCAACCTTCCCGTCCTTGATGACGTTCATGGCGACTTTGTCCGAATTGAGAAGCACCTGCCTGATCTGTTCTTTTCGCGCTTCCCATTGCTTCCCTTGGAATACCTGCCCGCGCATCCAGGCATCATAGTCGGCCTTGGACATCTTGCCATCCTTGACCATCTGCCTATAGCGCTTGTCACGCGCCTCGTGGGCCTTCTGCCAGTCTTTTGTCTTTTCCTCAACCTCTCGGGCGGCCTGCCTGTAAACCCGCGAGAGACGCCATTCTGCGCGTTTCACGGCGAGGTCTGTCTTTTGGCGGCCGTAGTCGATCATCGGTTATTCCTCCGTCTCCTCACTCTGCTGGCGTTCACCCATAATCTGCTGGACGATCTCTCGAACAAGCCCTTCCAGCTCGTCGGTGTTCTTGAAGCGCTCCTCATCCTGGACAGTCTTGCGCTGGATAATCTCATCCCGCATGTCCGGCGTGATGTTCGGCAGGAGGTTGATGATGGTTTCATCGTCAAGGTGCTCCGCTTCCAGCATAATCATCTCGACCTGCTCACGCTGGTTGACAATGCGGTTGCGCTTGAACAGCGGGACAGCCTGTTCACCCTCAATGCCCATCAGCGCCAAAAGCCGTTGGATAAAGTCGATGCACTGGTACTCGAAGTCATCAGCGTTCTCATCCATCGGCTGGTATGCTGCATCAAGGTGGTCATTGGTGCTGCTGGCACTCACGGCATGCACGTCCAGCGCCCCGAAATCCTCATAGATGGCTTTCCTGATGTGGTCAAGGTAGGCCATGCGCGATTCATATGGCACGTCCTGAACATACGGCTTCAAGCTGCTGGAATCAATGCCGGCGCTTTTAGTGTCGGCAGTTGCCACCCGGTTGATTTTGATGCGGTTCAAGAACTCCTGCAAATCCTCGTCATCCATACCGCCGCAGTTCTCAACAATCCAGTATATCTGGGCACAGTCTTGGAGGTCATTGGCGAAGCCCGATTGAATGAGGTCGAAGCTGTCAATGCGCTCCTTCATGCCCACAAGGGTTGACTGGTACAGCTCTGAGCCCTTCATGCGGATAATCGGGAGGGTGGAGTAATTCTCCGTGCCAGTCAGCTCGTAGCCGCCAGCCTCAGTGGTAATACCGTGGACGATGTACGCCCTCAACGGCTCAATGAGCTGGAACTCATAACCATTGCCGCGTGACCGGTACTTCGCATATCCTTCCTCGGTATACAGAACCGCCGTGACGGGCTTCTTATCGGCAAGCTGCCAGAATCGTATGCCAGCCCTCAGCGCCCCTGTGTCCTCATCGTAAAACGGCACGAACTCCGTCAACGGGAAGATGTACAGTCGGTCAAGGTTCCAGAAACCGAAGCACTCCCGATGTATCAGTGCCTTGTAGGCCAGCCAGTAAAACTGAGTGTCAAAATCCGCGCCCAGCTTTTCCTTGATGCTGTGATCCTGGAAGTCAATGCCGTTCCCGAGGCTGTATGTGCAGCGCTGTGTGTTCAACCGGTGAAAGAAGTTGGAGCTGATTTTATTGTTGGCTGCCGTCACGTCGGCGAAGCCCGGCCCGGCCTTTTCCTTTATCAACCTCGCGTAATTCCTCACGGTCACGTCCCGCTGATGATCGTACTCGTCGGCCTCTTTCGCCGTCAGGTACTCATGGCTGTTGAGGTGGTTACGGATCGCCATACCAATAAACGGGATCAGCTCACCCTTGTCTCGGTATGCTTCGTAATCCTGATAGGTGTATATCTCAGGCATAGTCTACCTCCGGCCCCTTGCGCTCCTTGCCCTTGCGTCTGTCATAATAGCGGCATACGACGGCTGCGGAATCTGCGGAATCATCGTGTTCGGCAGCGTCGTTATAGTCCAATATCTGCGCCAGATAGTCCTTATCCGTACCTTCCAGCCAGACGATGTTGTCCCACCATTTCCGAAGGTAGGTGGAGATTTTAATGTACTTGTTTTCCGGCTCACTATAGGTCTGTGCCTTATATCCGCGGTTTTTGATTTCCCGCGCAAGGAAGCCTTTGTCGGCGTTTAGCTCCACGTTAATCGGGCCACATTTCAATCGCTGTGCATCGGCAATGATGGCATCCAGCACCGTGTCCACATGCCCATGCCACATGCGCCCATACATGTAGATCGTATCGCCGATCCTGTGCCCGCAGGTAAAGGCCGTATAGTCGCCGCCGCCATAGGCCGCGTCAATGTGCGCGATGCCGTCATAGAGCTTGTGTGCGTCCGTCGTGAATGTCGGTGCAGTGGTAAACAGCGCGTCCTCCGCGGCGATATGGCGTAGCTCGTAGTTGGCAGCGAACAGGGAGGGCGTCATCGAATGGCGCAGGTCTTCAAGCTGCTGTTGATCCAGCATCCCGGTCGAATAGCAGTCCCACATCTCCGGCTCCGGCATAAGCTCGAAAGCATCCTCTTTATGCCACGGCGTACCAGTGTTGATGAACCGCCCGCCGGGATTGCAGATGTTTTGAAGCTCCATGTAGACCGCTTTCGTGCGCTCCCTTTCAGCGCGTGATATGCGGTCTTTCAGGTTCACTATGTCGTCCGTAATAATGATGTCCGCGTGCTTGCCCGTGATACTGCCGCCGATGCCGATGCCCTGTAGCTGCGCGGCCCCGCGCGGCGCGGCGTAGATGTTCAGCGTGATTTCACTTGACGTGTCCCGCGCCACCGCCAGCTCGCCGCCCGTCAGCGCGTGGTAAATATCGCGCATGATGTCCGTGGACAGGATGCGGTTGACGGTCTTGATGACCTCCGCCACGTCGCCGTCCGTCTTGCGCAAAAAAATGATGTTCTGGTCAGGGTGCCAGAGCATCAGCAAGGATATTGCCACACACAGGCATGTCGTCTTGTAGCTGCCACGGTGGGCTTGCAGCGTCATGTCGTCCTCGGATGTCACCATGCGCTTTATCCAGCCGCCGTGAAGGTCATCCCGGAAATCCGTATAGCCCAGGGCACGGCCCAGGGCTGCCGGGTGGGTGATGAAATACCGGGCCTTTTCTTGGTCTGTCATTGTGTATCACCCAACGCTTCGAACGCTTCATTCAGCGCGGTATGGTTGACTGTGACGATATTGACGTCGTTCTCATGGCGGTCTCGCCACAGGTCGGGACGGCGGTTTTTCAGCCAGAAGATTTGCGCCGTAGTGTCCGGCGGCACTTCCCGTGTTATGATGACGGTATGCTCCCGCTCAACGCCGTCCGCGTCCTTCCACTTCTCAATGCGCTTTTCCTTGACCTCAAACCCGCCCTTTGCCCGTTTGAGCAGCGCGTTTTCAACCTCAATGTCAACAGGCGCCTTGCCGCGTTTTAAGGCGTCTACAATCTCGCTATGTTCGTTCTGGTACTTATATAGGGTGGACACGTTAATCCCCATTTTGACGGCAATCTGCGCGTCTGTGAGGCCGTCTCGCGCCCACCCTTCTATTCGGAGTAGTCCGTCAGGTGTCAGCCACTCCGTGTATTTCGGCTTCGCAATAGTTATCCTCTCCTTTTTGTTCTGCCTTTTTTACTTTCTTCATTACGAATGTAGTTATGGGCAGTATGGCAGTTTCGATGCATACTTGCACAAACGGGCAATTAAGCACCATAATAATCTTCGTCTGTAATGGCAGGAACGACAAGCCGATAAACGTGAAAATGAGCCCGTCAACATACTTGCCGACAAGCGAAGAAACGATTGCTCTTGCTCCGAACCATTTCTCGCTGTTGTTATGCTTCTTCATAATCTGGAACACTTTGTCATTCGCGAAGTCGCCAAACCAGAACGCAATTACGGACGCAAAAGCAATCTGCGGCGTGTTACCCAGAATATTGACAAGCTGCTCCTGTTTGTCCCATGCTGCATTCCCCGGCATCGCTATCATTAGTGCAAAGAACAGTGAGCACATCACTGTACCGATAAATGCCCACGTAGCCGTGATTCTTGACCACTTGTAGCCGTATACTTCTGAGAACACATCACTCAAGATGTAGGTGATTGGGAAAGTAATGATTGAGCAGGTGTTAGCGAGTGTGGGTAGCCCAAACAAGTCTATACTCTTTACTACCATGATGTTAGCAAGAATAAGGCTGATAGTAAGGAAGAAAGTAAGGGACATCTGCATTGTAGAAACGTTCTGGTCTGGTACAAACAAACTCTTGATTGCAGTCTTGATCTTATTCACAATTAATTACCTCCGTGGTTTTTTTATAGTGGCATTTACTGCGTAACCACTTTTATTCAAAGATGGGTTTCTGCCCATTTTTGAAACTTAATCCATTCGCTGTAATTATGCAGCGCAACGGCACGGCTATCGGCGAGGCGATAGCCTTTTGGCACATCTTTTTTTATCATGGTTTTGCCGTCAAAGAAATACAAGTAGCCGAAACGGTTGCCTGTCGTCCATGCTGTACTGTCTACGCTGTCAAAATGGTATTCTGGCAGCTTTGTCAGTTTAGTAAAGCCAAGGCCATGAATCTTGGTGTGTCGCTTGTGGGCTTCTCGTATGAACCACGGCATGTATTGCTCAACGCCGCGCCATTTCTGACCCACGATGCCGCCAAGGCAAACATAGTCATATTCATCGCACATCCGCAGAAATTCGTCTTTGCCGCGAATTGGATGCCAGACGGGGATAGATTGTTTGCCTGTTTTCTTTTCAAGAAATCGTCGGAGCTTTCTTGCACCTTCGCAGCCGATGATGTAATCAAGGTCAAGTTCGATATACTTTTTTACATCGTTGCGGTTAATAAAATCTACATACCGGCTCGCGTATTCGTTCCAGTCTGTATCTTTACCTGCCTGCTGCATGAAAGTAAACGCGCCGCTGTCTAACATAAAATCGCCGTAGTAGGGTAATAAGCGCTCAGTGTCAGAATCAGCGTAAAAAAACGATTCAAGAATGAACGGCTTGTGCTCGCGGATAATCGGGTCGTACCCCCCCCCCACTCCGCCATGGGGCGACCCCGGCCAAGAACAGTCGCATTGATCTCTTTCCTCGCGCATTCTACCCGGCCCGCAAGAAATATCTTCATCAGGGCTAAGGCCACCCCCCCCCCTAACAGGGTTAGAAACATTTGCAGGCCGTTCGGGAATCTTAGTAGGGTGTGCGGGCTTGCCAGATATAGTTTCATCTACGTCAGGGCCACCCC